TCTGCTTGTGCCTGTGCATCTGCTTCTGCTTGTGCCTCTGCCTCTGCCTGAGCAGCCTCTGCGTCTGCTTGTGCCTGTGCATCTGCTTCTGCTTGTGCCTCTGCCTCTGCCTGAGCAGACTCTGCATCTGCTTGTGCCTGTGCATCCTGTTGGGCTTGTGCCTCAGCAGCCTCTTGTGCTGCTTGAGCGTCTGCTTGTGCCTGTGCATCTAACGCTGCTTGTGCTTCTGCTGCAGCCTGTGCATTAGAAGCATCTATCGCTGCTTGAGCGTCTGCTTGTGCTTGAGCCTCTGCTGCAGCCTGGGCTGCTTGGGCTTCTGCTGCTGCCTGTGATGCAGCCTCCGCTGCTGTTTGTGCTGATATGGCTGCTTCCTGTGCTGCTTGTGCTGCTGCTGCATTTGCAGCATCTTGCACTGATGTATCTGGTGCAGGTTCAGGTGCAGGAGCGGGTGGTGGAGGTGGTGCGGGAATTGCACTAATTACTGTTTGTGCTTCTGCAATTATTATAGGTGCAGTAGTTACTTTTTCTACTGCTGTAGAAACAATTGAAAGATCTGCTACTTTTGCAGTTAATGTTGTATTTGCTGTTGCTAATGCAGTCACAGTATTTTGTGAAACTGTTGCAATAGGAGCAATTACTGTATTTGTATTTGTTGTATTTGTTGCAACAACTGTTGTAATTGCTGAGTTTAACGTAGCAATTTGTGCATTGGCATTATCAATTGCTGTTTGAATTGCTGCTGTTGAAGGATCTGGTGTAGGTGTAAATGGTGCGCCTTGACTAATAGTTCCATTAAATCCAGGACCAGAATTTGTATCAGTGATAGGAGTAACTGTTCCATTAGTAGTTGAGCGAGTATTAAAACGAGCACCATTTGGAATAGGACCAGTAACGCTGACATCTGCTACCCAAGCGCCATCTGTTGGATTTACATCAGCATTAAATCTAATTTGTGTCATCTGAGTATCGGCTGTTACTTGTGGATATGGACGAACATCCCAGGCAACACTGAGTGTATTTGTAGTTGTTGAATAGGTAACACCAGAGCCATTGCTCCAGGTAGTCCAGTCGTATCCTGCTACAGAAATTGATGGGGCACTGGGAGTTGAATAATAATTTTGTCCTTCATTTACTCCAAACATAATTGTTCCATTAGAACCTACATAAACATTATTATAAACAGTGTTACCCATTCGTAAATTAAATGGAAGGTTCATGCGAACACCAGCATCGTCTGTGTTTGCCAGAACGTTAGTTGATGCTCCGATTGTTGCTGCTAATGCATTTACCGCATCTTGAGCATTATTAATTGCTACGTTTGCCTGAGTTAATTGTGTTTGTGCCTCTGTCCGTGCAGGAGTTACTGCTGATACCGCCGTGGTTGCTGTAGATATTGCAGCATTTGCTACTGTTACTGCTGTCTGTGCTGCTTGAACTGCAGTAGAGGCTGTTACAGATTGTGCAACCTCTGTTGTAATTGCTGTAGCAACTTGCTCTACAGTAACAGGTGGAATAGGTGATCCTGCTGGAGTTGCTGCCGTAGCAACTGCTTGTGTTAAGGATGTAGTTGCTTCTTGAATTACAGGGACTGCTGCAGTGATTACTGCCTGTGCTGCAACTACTTCTGGTGTTTGAGTTGTAGCGCTTACTGGGATTGCTGCTACTGCTTGAGTAACGCCAATGACTGTTTGAGTAACTGTCTGGGTAACTGCTGCTGCTGTTTCTACTGCTGGGGAAACATTGGCTACCTCTGCTACTGCAGATACTGCTGTGGCCACCGCTGTGTTGGCTGCTGTGACTGCTGTATTAGATGCATTGACTGCTTGAACTGCTGTTGCTATTGTGGCTGTTGCGGTATCTGATGCTGCTACTGCTTGGGCTACCTCTGTGGTGGCTGTTGCTAAGGCTGTATTTACTGCTTGCTGTGCAGGGCTTACGACTACCTGCTCTGCTGGTGCTGGGACTTCGTCAGCATGTGCGTGATCTGCTGGAGAGAATAACATCCACAAAGTTAAAAGCAAACCTACTAATCCAGATTTGACAAGAAGTGATTTTATTTACCTTTCCCCCTTATGCAAACAATGTCTGCTAGGATGATTATACCATTTTATTAAACAAAAAAGAGGGCTAGCACTTGGCTAACCCCCTTAGTTGTTGGATTAAATTACTTCTTTAAAGTAACCTTAGCCTTTGGATTCTTTGCGTTCCACTTCTTTGCAAGAGCATTGTACTCTGCGATGTAAGTAGCCTTAGCAAGATCTGCTGCTGCAGTTGCTGTTACTGTTGCTGCCTTTGCGTCTGCAAGTGCCTTATCTGCTGCAACCTTATCTGCTGCACGGCCAGCACGTTCTGCAGCAAGTGCTGCATTAGCAACTGATAGTTCTGCGTTCTTTGCTGCAAGTTCCCCTGCAAGATCACGAACTACTACTGTTGCAACTACAGAACCAACTGGTGCTGAAAGACCAGTCACTGCTGTTGCTACTGTTGCATACGCTGTAACAGTTACTGAACCTGAAGCAGGAAGTGTAATTGTCTGCTCCTTAGTTCCAAGTGTTGCTACTGCTGTATCTGTTGTAAGTGCTGTTGCAGTTGCTGCACCATTTGCGCTTACCAAAGTATTGATTGTTGCTCCACCCTTTACGTTACCAAATACGTCGTATCCTGTTACCTTAAGAGTTGCAACTGTTGCTGCTGCGCCAGATGCTGGGGCAGTCAGAGTGATTGAGTTCAAAGCACCTGCGGTACCCTGTACATAATATGTTGTTGAATTTCCACCAACTGTTACAACGACTGTTCCAACTGCAGTAGTCTTTGTGTAAACATAGAAGTCTGCTGTTGTTCCTGTTCCTGTATTAATTGTTAGTGATGATGATCCAGATGACGCTGTCACTGGTGCGGTTGATGTTGCAAGAGCAGGAACAATTGTTGCATTTACTGCAACTGCTGAAACTGCTGTGCCTGTATCTACAGATGTTACAGCAATCTTTAATGCATCTGCTGCATCTACGCTGTTATCTGCTGGTACTGGAAGTGCTACAGGAGTTGTTGATACTGTACCACCTGTTGCTGCAGAACCCGCAACCGTTAGGGTTGTCGTGGCAGCGCTTGCAGATGTTGCTACAAGCATTGTGCTAGTCAGGGCTGCAGCGATGATTAGCGATACTTTCTTGAATGAATTCATTTTATCTCTTTTCTTGTTATAGTGTTTTTAGTCCAGCCAAATAATCTTCAATGTCTTTTAATTGACTAGGTTTATATTGTATCACATTGCGAGAGTCCATGTCAAATTGCTCCTCTGGAGTCTTTGGCCTATCCTTGTAGGTATGGACTTCTATCTCAGTATTTATATCTTTTGGGGTATGTGATATTGCCCCAAATATTGCTCCACACACAGCATCCGCCAAGTCCTTTGACTTTTTGCGTGGGTGGTCAACTCTGTCATTTTTCATAATCTTTAACTGGGTTAGTTCTTCGAACAGAAGTTCGATTGCTGGCATAACTAACCTCTCTTCATAAACAAGCATTGCCATATCTTCATAATGTTTTTTAGCAACAGAAACAGTATCAGTTCTCATTCCAACCTGATTTAATTCATTCTGAATATCAAATGACTGCCAACGGTCAAAAGATACTAGGCCAATATCAAATCCAAGTCTTCTAAGGTTTTGAATCCACTGCTTTACCTCTGAAAGGTTGACAGGTCCTTCAATCTTTGGCTCCCACCATGCTACTGCATCTACTACTACAATTGGTGCTACCTGTTCGTAGTTATTGATTACTTGGATATTTACCCATTTTTCTACGTGGGCAATTGCTACAGCACACTTGTCATGCTTTTGTGCAAGGTCAGCGTGTACATAATATTTTTTAGTTGGATCTGCTTTAAATGACTCATCAAATCTTTTAAAAGCATCTATTGGATTTCTTGTTGTCATACAAGATCTTACCTTCTCATGCTGCTTAAAGAATGCATCCGATGCAAAAGTTGGGACACAGGCAAAACGCATCATGGCATCTCCAAGATCTGTCATAAAAGCAATCTTAAAATCATCAATCTTTCTTGTTGGGTTTACTTCCCATGTTGGTCTCTTGAGTGCAAAGACCCCAGGATATTTATATGAAACTATATGATCTTCGTCCCAAGTTATATCAAATGTATTGTCTGCACTATCTTCTGGAAGCAATGGATTAATTACAAACTTATGTGTACGATCTATAACTTCTTTTTCAGAAATTACTGCATCATACTTTTCTGAGATAAAGTCTCCTGGATAACGTGGGAATGAAAGCAAAACAACCTTACCAAGGTCAGGGAAACGGGAGTCAACAGATCCACGGAAAGCCTTATATATATTATCTGCGGTCTTTCCTTGATCATTTCCTGTATTAACCTCAGATGCAAAACCTGAAATCTCATCAAGAACTGCAAGCAAAAGATTCAAACCTTCATGTGACTCACGTTCTGAGTGTCCAGAGTAAACAGTAATAGATTTATTAAACTCAATTGAATCTGCCTTGGCATAATACTTTCCAGCAAACCATGGTGACTTTTCAATTTTTGTTTTAAAACCTTTAAAGAAAACGTTCTTTGCCTGTTGTGCGTTAATAGCAACGTTGATTAAGTCAATAGCATCTCCAGAAGGCTTGCCAAAGTATTTTGCTGGGTCTTTTAAGCATAGTAACTTATATACAATGTATGAACATGCTACAGTTGATGTGAAGTCTTTTCCAGATCCCTTGCCAAGTTGCAGAATGATTTCGTTCTTTGTGTACTTGTCGTAGTATTGGGATCCTTCTTCTTCCCCCATTAATTCTATCAAGTCTTCTTTTCTATATATCTGACTCATTGCCTCAACAATGTCATACTGGATATCAGACAAGCCAGGCTGGCCAAGGAAGGCATCACCCTCAATAAATGTTTTGGCGTCTACTGGAATCTCTTCAAAGTTATTATCTTTGAGGGCTTCTAAAAATTCATCATACATCTTGAACCACAGTTATAACTTCATCTTTTTTAGCAATAGATGAAAGTCTTTTCATAATCTCATCACGAACTTGTGGATACTCTGACGCAATATCTTTTAGGATTGACATTAATACCATCTGTCTATTTTCAATCTCAATCATTTCATCAGCAAGTTCTTTGTTCTCAAGAAGTCCTGCTTTCTGAAGCATATCAATTCTTTTTGATTCAATATCCATGACTAGTTTAATTGCCTGAGTCTTTGCTCCAAGGTTATTTGTCATTGATGCCTCGTCAATTACTTCGTAAGACTTTGATATAAGTTTGCTGTAGTGTGTATCGGCAGCAGCAAGTGCTTCTTTGGCACGTGCTCTAATCGCATCGTTTGCAGATGCCATAACTTTCCACTCATTAATTAATGTCACAACACGTGTGCGTGGAATATCCAGTTGTTTAGAAATTACTGTTGGATCATTTCCCTTTAGGTACTCTTCAACAACAAGGTTAACTTGATCAAGATGTTTAACTAGATCTTCTTCAGTCGACATGATTTAACTCCCTTGCTATCTTTAATAGTATGAGGTAGCCAATCAAATCATCAATATCGTTATCGCCAATGAATGCTCCGCCTCTGGTAATCCTAGAAAGTTTGTCATCAATTCGAACATGTAACTGTTCAATATTATCAGAGATAGAAAAAATCCGAACTGGATTTAGCGCTGAGTCTCCATAAGATTTATTCTTTGTAATAAGCATGTTCTTAATCTCATCACAAACCTGACCAATTGTAAACTGTGTCTCAGAACTCATTGTCTATCTCCTCTTCTAGATCCCAATCAAAACTTTCTGGTAAGTTTCTAAGTGTTAAAAGTGTATAGGCCAATCCAGCAGACATGGCTAATGATAAAATAACTAATGCTTTACTTGTATTTTTCATCTCTTTGATTTCCTTAATCCAAATTTTGCAAGGTATACGTAGATAGTCTCTAGGCTAACTCCGCACTCCTTTGCAATCTCTTCTGGTGTCTTTTTGTCCATAATATATCTCTTACGCATAAAAGATTCACTTGTATATAGTTTAGCAGCCATAGCGTTATTTGTCAACCCTGCCAATTGGTTTCATTTTGTCCCAGTATCCCCCAGGATTTCCAACATACACCTGTCCAGTTTCACGATCTACGAGTAGCCATTTTTCTGGACATAGGGTTTTAACGGTAAGGACTACATCCTCTTCTTCTTGTTTAAAGTTAAATGGTTCTCGACTCATAACTGTACTGCTTTCTCCCAATTATTAATTGCCCAATGACCTATACCGCAGGCATCTGCAACATCGTTATCTGTAATAGTTCTATCATACATTGTGTTGATATATCGAATAGTCCTTTGTTTTCTTAAATCTCTTTCATAAGTCTTAAGCCATGACTCCGACTTGCCAGGATTTTGAGATTTAATATATAATTTTTCATCAGTGGATATTTTTTTATTACCTATATAGTTTTGCCATGTAATTGGGGCAACCCTGCCTATTACTTTTGTACCAGTCAAACCTGCAGCGCCAAGTATTGATCCTTGAACAAGTGCAAGGTCTGCTGCTGTCTTTGGACTATTCATAAACACAGTATGCTCAATTACTATTGCTTCAAACCCTCCATAGTAATCAAAGAATGCCTTTACCTTTTTACCAGCATCCATAACTTTTTCGTAGGTATTATTACCTTGAAATTTAATCTTTCCAACAGCACTCAGAGTTTCCTGTTGTGTATCAAAAAGCGCAAAACCTAAACTATTGGTACTTGCATCTATAGCGCAAATACTTTTTGGGAGGTTCTGATCTATTAAAGACAACTTCATTCTTTTGCCATCCGCCTAATTTCTTTTAAAACTTTTTTTACATCTGATGGATTAATGTTACACTCAAAACAAATTGGCTCATCATTGTATATTGATAATTCAAGTTGACAATTTTTACATAAACGTTTTTTGCCTATGCGTTTTTGTCTTCTTGCATGAAGATATCTTGATGCAATCTTTTGTTTTGTTGCAGCCTCTCGACATATTGTAGAACAATATACCTGATAGGATACTGTAGCATTAAATTGGTTATCGCACCAATTACAATTCTTCATCCAATGGCTCCAAGGATTTGACTTTAAGATCCCCTTCGCCTGCTGACGCACACGCCTTTTGTACTGGGCATGATTTGCATATCTTGGAATTTGCTCTATAGTTTTTCTTAGGAAGAGTTCTGTCTACCCAAGCCCTACGAACTTCTCTCATCCAATCAAATGCCTGGTCTACCCACCGACGGTAATGATCGTTCACTGTTACGGGAAGAACTAGTAACTCGTGATTGTTTTTGTTCTCATAAATAAGAACACCCTTTGATTTCTTTAGGATCTTCATATAAATAAGCAATTGTATTAAGTGTCCAGTCTTTGGCTTTCGCTTTGCTTTTCGATATTCAAAGCCTTCACTCATCATTGTTTTAATTTCTCCAACGATTTGCTCATCCTGCCAATTCAACATAGCATCGCCATATCCAAAAATTGGTGGATCTTGGTTAGTAATCTTAAACTCTGTAGTAGGATTATTATCCGCATCACGATAAATCTCTGCAATTCCAGAAGCCATCATTGCATGTTGAATTCTATCATGTGACTTTGTTCCAGCAGTCATATTGGCAACGCCATAAGCATCATTATTATCTTCAAATGTTTGACCATCAAAGGCAAGATACCAGTATCTAGGACACTCTCCGTGCCCATAGGCAATCGTTGATGGAGCAAAGGTCTTCTTTTGTGTATGCTTAGGCCCACGCCCTTCAAGATATCCAGACTGGATTTTTTGAATCATTTCTGTTGTATCAAAACTATCCTCTGGAAGTGGTTCTGGCTTAATCATTATTGATTTTAATAAATTTTTTGTCATTGTTTTTATTCTCGTTTCCGTTCATATAAGTATAGCAGAAATTACTTAGTCGTGTACTTTAATGCAGAAACAAGATTATTAATTGCTTCGGCTGCTGTGTAGTATAAGTTTTTCTTTCCACGATCAGACTTATCTACGTTAGCCATCCATGTGGCTTTGAGTGCCATCTTTGCTGCAATTGCCTGAAGTCTAACTATCTCAACTGTTGCAACATTAAGCGGGATATCTGGTTTAAGGATAACCTTGGCAATAAAAGTTAAAGCAGTAGTTAGTTCTTCGTCATTCATATAGTCTGAAATTTCTGACAGACCGTTTATCATATCTATTGTTGTACCGTTTTGTTCCATTTTTATCCCATCGATTTCTTTGATATTCCGTCTCTTAATCCTTCTTCTTCCCAAAGTTTAAACGCTGCCTGCATATCTGGCCTTGACTGAAGTTCATTTAGGTACTCTGTTCTTTTGGCTGGATAATGCTCTGGATCTATTGGATTGTGCTCCCCAGTAAATCGATAACTTGTTGTTGGGCAATAGTCCATACTTATAATCTCACAGAACTCTCCCTCTTTAAATTTACGCTTTGGTCTCCAGTGTATCTGATTCACTGCGCTAAAGACAATAGTCTGACCACCACTGAGTGAATACTTAGTAAAATTACTTGTATCATTCCAGTTGCTTACATATAGGTCCCACTCAATGTTTGTGTCTGGGCAATAGTTTATTGTTACAAGATTTTCATCTGCATCAAGATGTGGTGGAAGTGCGGGAGAATTATCTCCATATCCATAGTTTATATTATAGTCAATATAGTTCCAATGACATAAAGCAATATCTCCATTATAAAGTGGCTTAGCAATTTCATCTAAACGCTTTTCGCAATCTTCTGGCATATCAAACTCAATAAGAGTTCGTGACATATTCTTTGCTATCTTTGGTTGAAACCTACTTCTAAACTCAGACATTCTAATGTATCCATCTTCAATCCTATCACCAATAATAAATGGTTCTAGTTTTCTATTTTCTTCAATGATATCCCTAATCTTTTTATCTTGCTCTGGGGTAAAAAGATTATCAACATAGAATGGTAAAGGCTTTGTATATTTATCAAAACCAGTTAAGTACTTATGCAACTCAGCCATTATTGTGCCTCATATACTTTAATAAAGTGCTTTGCCTTTTCGTTCATCGATGCATTTACTTCAGCACCCTTTGGCTCTGCATTAGATTTCTTTAAATGAAAAAAGATCATATCTATAAAGTCTTCATCAGAAAAAACTTTCTTGGTTCTCCAATGTATTTGATGTGTTCCAGAAAATGTTAAAGCCTGATTATCTTCTAATGCATACTCTCTTTCTTCAACTACTAATGGCCAACAAGTATTGGATGACATCTGATAATCAAATGTGAACCTTGGTTCTTTAAATGTTTCATCATAGTGTGGAGAAAGAAATGGGGCCCCCAGAGTTCCATCTTCTTCATATATGTTTGTATATCTAGCATACTGATACTCTGAAATAATTAAACCAGATTCTCCAGATATTTTCTCACAATGGTCTATAATTTTTTTGGCAACTGATTCAGGTAACTGAAAATCAGAAATTTTTTGATTAAATCTTTTCATTACATATTTTTGTGATGGAGTTTCTAGCATTTTATAAATACTTGCAATTTCTGCATCAGTTAAAACATCTTTAACTATAACATTAGCCTCATCGTATTTCATATTTTTTCTCCTATGTTTTGTCTAAAATCTCTAATTTCTTGTGCAAGTTTTTTATCATCAACAACTTTTGGAGAATTTGGTGTAAACATTTCAAAGAATACAACCTTTACAAAATCTCCTTCGTTCCATTTTCTAATTGTTCTCCAGTGATAATCCTGTCTAGGATAGAATACAAGCATTCCGTTATTGGGTATTAGGTATAGGTCTTTATTGTTACCAACTTCCCAAGAAACGTTTGAATCAAGTTGATAAGTAAGCACTACTCCCGCACCACCTGAGATCTCTTCTTTAGTTCCTTTTTCAGGATTGTCATCTTTGTGTACCTCCAACTTTGGCTGCCCATACTTTAAACTATACTCAGCATATGTCACACTAATAAGTCTTTCAATATCAACATCTATCTGACAGTTATTTCTTGCTATTTTTGTTACCTTGTCAATAATATAAGGGGGCAATGGTAAATCATTAATGTCAAGTCTGCCAAGGTTATTTCTCTTTATTCTTATAATTTTTTTCTCGTGCCAATTACTATCTACGGCGTCATCCCACTCAACAACTTCACGGGTAGCAAGTTCTTGCTCAATGACAGCCTTAATCTCTTGAATCTCTTCAGGGGTAAATACGTTATCAATCTGATTATTTCTCATAATTATATTATACACCATCGACAATCTGCTCTAATATACTCATCTCAATTACTGCAAGTCTTACTTTGGCATTGCCTTCTCCAATAACAACAATAATTGCTGGATCGTTACCATTCTTGATGGCATCAGTTGTTGCCTTTGCCCATACCGCTTTATTTAATGTAAAAGATTTTCCAACCTCTTTAAAGTCTACAGTAAAGTTTTCCCAAGATGCATCACCCTTGTGTGTTCCACGTCCAGAGTTTTTATGCTGCTTGGCACCTATTCTTTTACTTTCACTCTTTTCCGTCAAAGTCGCTCTTCTTTCTTTTTCCTAAATAAACTGTTGTAAGATGTTTATCTTTACACATCCAGGTCAGCGTCTTTGTCTCAGCATAACATCTTAGCGTTAAGACTACTGTTTTACAGGTATGGCAAGGCCATTGACCAGAATAAACTGTATAAGATGCCAAGTTACTTATCGCCTTGTCTAGTAAACCTAAAATAAATCATAGTAATAAATTCACGATCAGAAAAAATCTTAGATGGTCTTGAGTGTTCAAATTTTACTGGATTAAAAACTACGGCATCGTTATTGCTAATAGAATAATCTTTTCCGTCAACAGTAATATCCCAGTTGGTGTTGGAGTCTAGTTGGTAGTCAACTAAAAATGAAGAGGTGCCACCATCTTTGTGTCCTTGCAGGTTTGGAGTACCGTATTCTGCTGAGTATGTTGAAACTAATATTTCATTTGAATTAACAAAGTATTTTCCATCAGTAAAGGTATCATTAATAATTTTCTGTACTCTATCTGTAACTTGTGATGGTAACCTAACCTGGGGAATATCTCTTCTTCCCCATTTTGAATATATCTTTATATGATTTGCCTTATCTGGATCTACTGGCTCTGGGTTGAGAAAATTTAAAGTTTCTCTACCCTCACTCTGAATTTGAATAAAACTTTTTAATTTTTCAACCTCTTCGGCAGAGAATATATTTTTTAAAACAAATGCAGATTTTATCATGAAGACAACTTTCTTTTAAGATCATCTTGTAAATCAAGATCTTCTCTAACACGATTAATAAATCCATCTCTACCCTGAACTTTAGTTCCGTCTGGCAACAAGTACCAAGCCCCAGTTCTTTCAACTAGGCCAACTAATTCTGCTGTATCAACAAGATCTCCAACTGCATCTAAGCCGATTGAGTCTCCTCTGAAATAGAAATCATATTCTCCTGATTGAAATCCTGGGGAAGTTTTTGAGAACTGAAGTTCCCACTTAATTTTTCTTCCAACCTTTTCCTCAATCAATTTATCTCCTACTTTAATCTTTCCTTTAATCGCCTGATTGTCGGACTCGGAACTAAATAACTTAATAATGCAAGAGGAATAAAACTTAGTAGCCTGACCACCAGAAGGCTGCTGGCTAGTATACATAGCATTAATATTATTACGAGACTGGCTAATAAGGACAAGCAAAGTAGGCTTAACTTTATTATTAGCATAGTTAAGCATCTTCCATGCATTGCTAAAGTCACGGGATTCTGCTCCAATCTGCTTTGTATTTTCTAAAGCCTTCATCTCATCAGTGTCCTTTTCAAAATAAATTGCAGGAAGCATTGATGTAATAGAGTCTACCACGATTAAATCAACTCCTGCATTCATTAGACCTACACCAACATCTACCATATCACTGATAGTTCTTGCCTGTGAGTAAATTAATTTTTCTGGATCTACCCCAAGTTGTCTGGCCCAGCCTTCTGAGTATGACATTTCTGAATCAATCCAAGCACATAACTTTCCTTCTGACTGTGCTAGAGCAATCATCTGAAGGCACATAGAGGACTTTGCAGAGGACTTTGATCCCCAGATAAGAACTTGTCTTCCGTATGGCAAGCCACCGCCTAGAGCCTTATTTAATCCAAAACTTGGCGTTGGCTGAAACTCATACGAAACTCCAACACCATTGCCTAATTTCTTTCTCAACTTTGGATCTAGTTGTGCAAACGCTTCTTCTAAACTAACCGACATGTATATCCTCCAATGTAACTGTCCCGTCTTTTGTCTTTCCAAAACTAAACTTATAAGATTTTCCTTCTTCTAGATTCATGTATGCTCTAGCAAAAGATGTAGGGAATACTGTGATAGAGTGAAGATCTCTAGATGTATCAGCAAGTGTTAATGATGCCATCTTTTTTCCAGTTTTTGTAATCCTTGGCTTAAAGGATACCACAAACATTTCCTCTTCGGTAAAGGGTAACTGCTTGTAACTAAGAAATTTTACTAATGCGTTGCTTGATGTTTTTATTTCATCAGCAGGAACTGCAGAAACAATCCTATTATCATTTGCAAGAATTAGGTAAGTACGACCAGTCTCAATAGTTGTTCCCTCATCATCAAAGATTCCAACACTGCCAGTCTTATCTAATACCTCAACTCTTGACCAGCCAGTTCCTCGTTTAATTGCTTTAACCATGCCTAGAAGTATATAAGATCCCTTCTCTTCAAAATCACATACTTCCTGAATAAATGCGTAATAGTGTGAGGGGATAGTGATATTAAATTCTGGAAGGTTTAAATACTCATAAAGGTTTTCTTTAATCTGAGTATCATTTCTTTCATTGTCTGGAAATGTTAGTGCGCCAATCATATTCATAGCCTGTAGTGCACGGCTGTTAACTCCATTACCTTTTGTAAAAGTAAACTCTTCTACTTCTTTATAAGATTTAAAAGGTCTAGCAGCAATATACTTTTCAGCAATGTTATTAGAAATATACTTAATTGCAGTAAGTCCAAACCTAATGCCCTTGCCTTCAATTTTAAAGTCAAAGTCGGAGTCGTTAATGTGTGGAAGTTTTATTGAAATACCAATACGTTTTGCCTCAATAAGATATCCAGTTCTATTGTCTTTATCCTTCTCATTCTTTAGAAGAGCAAACATAAACTCAAGTGGATAATAATACTTTAGCCACGCCGTCCAATACGAGAGCGTAGAGTAAGCAACCGCATGAGACTTGTTGAACGAGTACCCAGCATGTGCTTCAAAGTCATGCCATAGATCACGAGCCTGATTGGGACTAATAAAGGCAGAAGCACCCTCGACAAACTTTTCTTTGAACTCGTCAAAATCTTTAGCATCTTTTTTCTTTCCAATGATTTTTCTAACTTTATCTGCTTCCGACATGGACATTTGTCCAAGGTGTACGCATGCTTGCATAACTTGCTCCTGGTATAGGATGCAGCCATAGGTATCCTCCGTGAATGGTTTCATAATTTGATGACTATAAGAAACATTTTGCTTGCCATGCTTACGTGCAATATAGTCCTTGCCAATTGTATTCATTGCTCCTGGTCTAACTAGTGCGTTAGATGCAGCAAGTTCGTTAAAATTCTTTACCCCCATTTTTACAAGAAGGTTTGTATATGGAGTTGCTTCACACTGGAATACACCTTTAGTATATCCATCAGAAAGCATTTCATAAACTTTTGGATCTGCAAGATCAAGAGAATCTAAATTAATATCCTTATAGTGGTTTTCTTTAATCATTGCAACTGCATCTTGAATAACGCTTAGCGTTTTTAATCCAAGTGCGTCAATCTTAATTAGACCAATTCTTTCCGCTTCTTCCATGTCAACGCCAACCACTGGAATCCTATCGTCAGATCCAGGAGAAGAGCGAGTTTCCATCGGCGCATACCTAAAGATTGGATCTTTACTAGTAACAACTCCTGCAGCGTGAATACCAGTACCCCTAATTCGACCACGTAGTTGTTCTCCATACATCTCCACCTCTGGATATTTATCTCTAAACTCTCTAGTTGATTTTGAGGTACAGTATTCATCCCAGGTATCAACCATCTTCAGAACCTTATTAACATCTGTTAATGGAATATTTAATACTCGTGCAACATCTCGTACGACTCCTTTATCTTTAAACTGTAAGAAGGTAGCAATAGATGCAACGTGTCTATACTGTCTAACTAAATAGTCTTTAACCTCATCACGGCGAGAATCTTGAATGTCCGTGTCAATATCTGGGAAATCGTTACGTTCTGGATTAATAAAACGAAAGAACAGTAGTCCATACTTTAATGGATCAACATCTGTTATTCCAAGTGCGTAGCATACTAAAGAACCTGCTGCAGAGCCACGGCCAGGACCAACCATAATTCCTTCCTTCTTTGCCCAAGCAATCATGCTTTGAACAACAAGGAAGTACGGAGCAAACTTCTTATTTTTAATAATCTCTAATTCTTCTTCAACTCTAGCAACATATTCTTCATTATCTGACAAACCTTTTAACTCTAAACCTTCAAATGCAATCTTTCGCAATTGCTTGTCTGGACTCTTATACTGCACTGGAAGCAAATTTAAGCCTTCTTCTATGCCGTAGTCTTCCACTGTATCTGATAATAGTAATGTGTTTGAGTAGATGTCTGCTCTGTCTATCCCCTGCGATTCCATGGCAGTCTTAATCTCTTCATAGGATAGAAGGTGAATATCAAATTTATTAAATGTTATTTGACGATCTTCCCCATATAGGTAGTCAAGGCGCTCCATCATAGATTCAATCTTTGCTGACTTTGCATAGGTTGTATCTTTACTTATTTTGCCGTGGGTGTTCATTAATAATTTAAACTCTTGAATTTCTTTTTGTGATGGGTCAACATGGTGACAATCTGGAGTCACAACAACTTTAATATTAAATTCATCTGCCAAGGCAATGAGATGCTTATTTATACTTGCTTCATTATGAGGCATTACTTCAATGTAGTAGTCATCTCCAAAACGATCTTTAAACCAGGAGATGTACTTCTTGGCAAGTGCAAACTCTTCTTCTTCTAAGGCTTTGACCAAAACACTACTTGGGCATGCAGAAGTTACAATAATTCCTTCTTTATATTTTTCTAATACTGTAAAGTCAAACCTTGGCTTCTTAAAGAATCCATCAGTCCAAGATAGTTCGCTAATCTTATTCAAATTCTCTAAGCCAATTTTATTCTTGGCTAGAAGGATAATGTGATTGTAGACAAGATCTTGTTGACCTTCTCTTTCAGATTTATCTCGTGTATCAGATATATCTGCACACATGTATCCTTCTAGACCTAGAATCGGTTTAACGCCCTTTGCTTTTGCAACACGGTGCAGTTCCCTGTGCCCAGATAAAGTACCGTGGTCGGTGATAGCAATTGCTGGCATCCCCAACTCAACTGCACGGTCAACGTATTCTTCTGGAGTAGCAACACCATCAAATAATGAATAGTGTGTGTGGACGTGTAAACCTACGTAGTTCATTCTTACCAGTCTGCGTTTGTTGCAGATGTGGTTGTTGGGCCATCAAAGCCCAAGTAGAATGCTTCTTGTTCTGCGTAAGGAATGTTACGAAGTGCAAGTTCAAGAGGATATGGCTCTGTGCCTTCCCAGTTGAATGGTTCCTTATCTGGAGCAGATGGAATCAAAGTGTAACTTGTTTCAGTTCCCTGACCATTACGCTTTACCTTCCAAACAAGATTGGAGATGCTTCCTGTTTCTAGGGCATACTCACGAATTGTATTGAATGCTGATTGCTTACTAACACCCATTGACCAAATTGCAACATATGGCTTTTCAATTCCATCGTCAACAAGAACGTTGCAATAGAAACGAAGACGTGCTCGCCATCCAGCCTTTGGATCCTTGCGGTGCATTTCTTCAGCCCAGTCACGGCCTTCTGATTCCATTGTGTCTACAGCCTTGCGCTTGTAGTCCTTTGGATTTGTGTGTTCCTTAACTACAAGTGCAAGTCCACGACTTTCATTGTAGTTTGCAGATTCATCGTCTAATTCTTCAATGAAACGAATCTTTACTGCTTGACCGTCAGCAAGTTTTAGCCACTTTACCTTCGGTGAGTTTTCATCATACTTTGGCTTATCGAGCAGGGCATTGATTGCTTTTAGTCCCTTTACTACGCTCATATTATTCTCCTTTGTGTTGTTATCTTAGTTTAGCATAGACATGATAGATTTGTCAAACTGGAACTGTAACCCAGCAATTGAATCGTCATCCATGTCGCCTATGTCTTTATATTGTTTATCTAACTTTATAACGGAAACACGAGATCCAAGTTTTTCAATTATCCTGTCTTTCATATTTCCTCCCGCTTCATCATTATCTGCAACAACTATAATGTTGTTGAAATATTTCTGAAGCAATTCTACTTGTGCTTTAGACACGTTTGCCCCAAGAGTTGCTACTGATGGGATTCCAACCTGATCTAACCTAATAGCGTCAAATGATGACTCAACTATATAGACATTATCAGATGTCTTTACTCTATGCAAATTAAATAAAGTCTTTGCTTTTGGTAGACCTGGAGTATTCTTAAACTCTTTACCCTCAACAGATCTTCCAACAAAACCTATAGGCATTCCGTCTGGACTGTGTACTGGGACTGTAACCATATCCTGCTTGATAGAGTAGCCCAAAGAAAACTTTGACCAGGATTCTGTATTTATTTTTCTATATTTAAAATAGTTTTTTGCTCTATCGGAAACTAGCAACCCATTGTATAAACGCTTTAAGACTACCTCGTCAAATGGAAGGAACTCTGGTTTTGCGTATAGTTGTTTTTGTACTTCTGCTTCAAGGTTAGTTTCACCTTCTTTTGATTTTATAAATCTTGCTGCCTCAAAATATGATCTGCCAGATGAATGCATGACAACCTCAATAAGAGGTGCGGTCTTTTGACAAGAGAAACAGAAAAACAATCCATTCTCTTTGTGAACCTCTCCTGCTGGTGTGCGACTGTTATTATGGAAAGGGCAAAATATAATGTAGTTTAAATCTAAGTCAGATTCGACTTCAATACCTGCGCCCGTGAGGACTCTTTTAATTTGTTCGGCGGTGTATAAATCACCTTGTGCCCGTCTATTCCATCTATCCATTCGCTCTGCCTTCTTCCTACGTATATTCCATGTACCGTGATTTCAAACTCAAAATATTTCTTCTTACTATTATAGTCTACCGTAAAATCTACTTCTATGTCAAACCTTGGAACGTACCCTGTCAGTTTCATTTCTGATACTAATAATCTGGCATACTCCAGTTTAAGCCTGCCTAGGGCTGACTCATCATGAATAATCCCTGAGAGATTAAACCTTTTAATTGGTTTGTGGTGTACGCTTGCCATACATTAATTATACCCATATGTTTACTTATCCTCAAAGTCTTTGTATCTGTAGTATCCCTTGTCAAAATCACACTGGACTAAGAAGTCTCCCATATATCCATTACGGTTTTTACGAAAAGCGCATTCAATAATGTCACTATTAGTTCCACGACCAAGAGCAAGCACCCAGTCAGCATCATAGGCAATCTGTCTTGACCAAGCAGTCTGTCCAAGAGTTGGAACAGTTGATAGGTCATTTACATCATCTGGGGTTGCAGATGAGATAGCAATAATAGGAACCTCTTCACCAATTGCCATAAGTTTAAGTTCTCGTGAAAGGTTCTTCATTCTTACCGTTTCATTATCTGACTTCTGATTAGGAGCCATTAACTGAAGGTAGTCAACGATTACAAAGTCTGGCTTATACTGATCAATCTTTCCACGAATAACGGATGGATTAATTTCTCCACCCTGATCATTTGAAATAATATGGAACTCTGGCTTTCCCTGAAGATTCTTTGCATGCCACTCTTTAAGCATGTCAATCTCAATTTCTCCATTACTAATTTTTCTGTGTGACCAACGGCCCTCACCCATAATAGTAAACACACGGTTACGAACCTCTGTCTCACTCATTTCAAGGCTGATGACCATGGGGCTACGACCCTGTTTCCAGGCTTGTACAGCGAAGTAGAGAGCCAACCAGGACTTTCCAATACCTGGGTATGCAAGGAAGACTCCTAACTGCCCTGGCATGATTCCTGCTGGAAGGTAGTTATCAAAACCAGGAAGACCAGTCTTAATGCCTACATGTCCCAAAGCCTGCATCTTCTTTACATTTTCAAAGTATGCGACTGCAGACTCTAGGTCAGTAACATCAATATCACGGATTGCGGATGTATTCTTTTTTAATGCTGATGTAGATGTGATTAAAGAGTCTAGAGCCTCTGGACCATTACCAGACTGAACATCCGATGCTGCTGATCTTATTATATCTTTAAGGCTATCTGTTAAATACTCTGCACGTAACTCTTCTAGGTGGTGCTTTGTTGCACCAATCTCTTCTGTTGGAATAAAATCTCTAAACTTCTCTACAACCAAACTGACTGGCGGAGTAGATCCATTAGCCTCAAAGTACTTTCGAATAAATGTCCAGATGTCTCCGTGGGTTCTGAGAATTGAATCAATATTGGCTTGAAGCAGAACGTGGGCTTGTTTGTCTTTTAATACTGCAGAAATTAATTTTGATTCTGTATTACTCACTTAGCCACTCCTTTGCTTTTGCTCTGCGCTCTAATCGTTCTTTGTCGTCTTTTTTCTTATCTAGTCTTGCTTGTAGTATTTTTTCTGCATTGTATGCAAAGTAATTCCAAGAAGGAGAGGAAGCAACACTAAAATAGTACTCAAGTAAATCATAGCATTCTCCTATTCCATAGGACTCTACAAGTGCGTCGGAAGCCCATTGCTCAACGTTTAAGTTCAGTGATGGCTTTGACTCGTACCTTGCTGTATGATACTTACTGTATCTTGAAAGCAAAGCCATTCGGTCTTTGCGTTCGGCCATTACTCGTTTATTTCAGACTTTGCTTCGTTAATTTTAGTAGTCAGTTTGTCTTCAACAAACTTATAAACACGCTCAAAGGCTTGGTCAATTGTTTCTCCATTTTTGCGATTTTCAACAACCCCAAGATCCAGTCTAAGCGACTGAAAATTTCCCAGATTAAGCGTGTACCCCAATGTTACAGATACCTTGGTTTCTTCGTTATTCATCCTATACCCCTTAATTAATTGATTCGTTCCAAATTGGAATAAATCGTCCATCTTCAGTTTTCGTATATTTAAGTATACCATCCCCCATTCGCCTTGTCAATTCAGCCTTTGTGGGTGTTATATCATTTGTTATTAAATTATCTTTTCTTGGTCTACCAATATGGTGTGTAGCAAGTATATCACGTATCTCTCTTACTTGGGATTCTGAGTAGTATGATCTTACTTGCCATCCTCTATCCCCGCCTTTTTGTGATCCTGTAGGAAATGGAATGACTCCTCGTTTCATTAATGATGGCATATATTTTTTATGACGATTAACTAAATCAGCAGTCTGGCCTACCGTATATGCTCTCTCTCTTTTATTTTTAAAATCACTAATTAAACAACTTTCGATTTGATCTTTAGTAATATTGTAAACAGACATTATTCCATTGGACTGGTTGTAGTGATAAATACGAACAAGATCTTTATTTAAAAACCAAACTTTTTTATTGCCAGGAATTACAGGGAGGAGATTGTAGCCTTCGACCTCTGTAGTTCCTTTTTTAGTAGCCATCTTCCTTCTTCCGAACTATTGGGTGGATTAAAAAACCTTCTAGATCCACAGAGCATGCAATATGATTCGAGATGCATTGGGGATGAATATATCCTGTCTAAGAACATTCTTCCTTTGCATTTTAAGCATCTTAACATTAATTTGGTATGCCGATGATAATAAGATTAACTCCAGCGGTTACAATGCCACCTTTGTTAAATCTAACAGACCCTTCTACTTTGTTAGTAGATGGTGGCTTGATGATTACTGACATATCACGGCCAGCATCGGTTCCTCCCGCATTCACAACAGTTGCAACAACTATTGGAGCATATTTAAAATCTGTTGAAAAATCATATGAAAAATCTTTTTCTTCTGAAGCAGTTACAGATGTATTATTATTAATAGAAACATATCCACCAATAATTCTTGCTTCTGACGTTCTTACGCTTTGCTTTCCTGCTGGACCTGCATCCACAGTAACATACTTATACGTTGATGGAACCGATATTGCTGAGTCAAGATAATTAATAGCATTAGCCATCTGATAGACATATGTTACATCTAGTGGTTGACCACGCTCAGGTAGGGGAAGTTGTGCCATACTTAATTATACCACTAAGCCAGTGATATAACTCCGCTTTCCCATAAGGTAGAATTATTAAATCTTTGTTTTTGATATGTCTCCTGTTGTACTGCAACCTGAATAGTTGTTTTAGCCTGTTTCTTTAATGTTACAAAATAAGATGAAGATACTGTAGTAACAAAAGACCATTCTGTATCTCCAGACCATTTAACATAAACATCAAATTTATCAGAAATATTTCCACTTGAATGATCCCAAACTGCTACAACATTTGGACCAGATACTGCAACATTAAAATTCGTATTTAATGGTTTTGCAACGATCATGGTTCTTTGTGGAGACCAATGTGATGATCTATTTCCATCAGAAGAAACTATCTTATACCTTATTGTATAAGAACTATTTTTACCATCGTAGGCTGGTAGATCTTTTTTTTGAATTATAATATTTTTGATGCCTGGATCTGGTGTTGCCATCATTGCACCTCAATAGCAAATCTAAATTCAATATAACCAGAATATGCTGTCTGCTTAACAATTGGCTTTGCATCTATATTTTTAACAATAGAGTAACCAGTAAGTCCATAAAGTGGGTTTGATGTAGACTTATTTTCTAGTCTCAATCCATCAAAGGATACATAGTAGTCTGATGAAACAACATAAGCATTACTTGAATTTTTTCTAAATACAGAAGCATAGGCCTTTACTAAATTAACGGAATTCCAAGAAAATGGAGTTGACCCAGAGTTATAGAATAACTCCTGCAATTGCTTTGTTACAACAAAATATCTATTTGAAGAAAGATCTATTGACATATCGTCTGAGTCAATTTCCATTCTTGCAGTTTGAGTTCCATCTGTTGATGCAAACTCTAGAATGATTTTAAATTTTTCTGGATCTAACCCAGTTTCATTTTTGTTAACAATAGAAAAAGCAAGTTTTAACTCATCAACCGATGAGTTTCTTGTTAGGTCAATAGAGACTCCAGTATATATTAAACATTTAGATGTTGCAGACGCTGAGAGTCTCCCACTTGCTTTTGTTATTGTTGCAGAATCTCCCCGCACCAAAACTGTTTCATTTAAAAATCTAGATCTTTCATTCCTTGCAATTCTTACGCTTGAGTTAAAGATAGTATTTTCTGCACTTGTCTTTATTACTGGGCATTCAACAAGTGCTCCATTTGTTCCGACATTGTATGAACCAAGAATATTATTTGTCACAGCGCTTGTGACTGCATTAGTACTAAGCGGGTCTAGTATTTGTGGAATTTCTGTAATTGTTCCTGAGCCAGATGAAGGACTATATAGTTTCCAGTTTTCGTTATTAGCCCAAGAGAATAAAGATTTACTATCATATGCTCCGTTAGCAGTATTAGATCCAACAGAAAATACTCCAACTTCTGATATTTCGTATCTTGGAGTTGAGTCTAGTTCTGCAGTAAATACAATTTTAGAGACACCATTTTCTTTGACATATCCTCTTGATGTAATCGGAACTCTCTGCATCTCAAAATCAAGGCTAGTCTTATTGCTCATATCAGATACTTCCTGATTTGTAAATGCATGACTAGTGTCAACAGGTTTTGGTCCACAGCCTATAGCAATATATGAGGCATAGGCTGGTGCCTGCCCTATAAGGTATTTTGCTAGTATGTTTTTGCCAGTATTAGTTATCATATTTATTCCGCCCTATATATTGTATCATTATACTTGGTTCCATTTACCTGTATTTCAACACGAACATTTTCATCATTTCCTAAATTAACAACATTGACAATTAGGTCCCCAGTAGTACTATCAATATAGACAGAAGCCCCGTCTGGGCCATTGCCATTTTCAGGAACATACTGCTCAAACTTTATAGGAAAGGCATCAAATGTTGATTGAATTGTTCCTTGCATTGCAATCAAGTTTAAGGGATTATACTGAAAGAATATGCTGCTTAAATTCCTAATTGGAGAGTATAAAATATCTTGTCCATTTACCATGTCTGATCTTGATAGGCTTAGTAACTCTATACCGCCAATATCTTCAAATATTAAATCGGTCATTACCTCAATTGGCATTGGGGCAGTATTAAAAAGAACCAGGTCTGGTGTTGGTATCTTTACAGCACTTTGAGATGCTGCGCTAACTGTTGCAGGTGTTGCTGATGATGCGTCTACTGCCATATTATATTTCCCCCAAGTATACTGTCATCTCTGGACCTGCTATAGATCTAGCATAGTCTATGCTATATACAACATATCGCTTATCTTTTGAGTCTAAGACATCAATATTATTATCTAAATAATCAATCTTTACAATATCTCCTAGTTGCATTGTTGGCAATGAAAAAATCTTAAGTCCAATAGAATTTCTAGGTTTCATGATTCTTTGTGTTAGCCAGGACATTAAAGAGTTTGCTTCGTCTGAAGATTGAACATAGGGAACATCTAAAGAAAAATCTTTATTACCATGAAGCATTCTACTTAGTTTAATTCCTTCATATTGTTTCTTTACTTTAAATGGAGATGACACAAGATTTGAGCCAGCAAACTGTGGATCAGAAAAATCACTACCCTTATTAAAAAATTCATCGACTGTCAATTTGTTAGTACTTTGCTGCGTAAATGTTACACCCTGTATTCTTAGATAGTTTCCACTTGATGAATCTAAACTGATTGCAGTATCTGTTGCATTAAATACCATAAACTCAGCGCCGTACGATCCAGCCCTAAATCCAGATACCGAATATGTTTTTAATGAGTTAAAGGTTGGAGATAGTTTTGCGTAAAGCGCTGGATAAGCCTTATCATATTTAACATTAAATGTTGCACACTCTCTCATGATTGTTCCAAACTCTTCAAAGTATATATTATATTTTGGTGGTTGTGATGGATCAATACCTGAAAGATAGGTATTTTGAATCATACCACTTAAGGCATATTTTTTAAATGACTCATGAACATCCACAGCATCATCCCCATATACAGATTGAACTGGCGTTTCAAGAATGTTAGAGGTGTTTTGACTATAGTTTGTTGTTAACGCATATATATTTTCAAACATCATCTTTGATGAGCCACGGGTAAATAAAGCCATGTTGTTATATGTTGGTAGTGGAGATGCATCGTCAACGGTTTTTATTAATACCCCGTTTATATATAAGTAAAACCTTCTAATGTTTCCAATATCTATATACTCAACTGCAAGATCATAAACTGTTGGGTTCTGCTCAGACGCCATTCTATATTGACCAGTAAATAACCCATTGTCTACAATTATATTACCTAGGCCTTCCCAAAGTTTAATTGGAACTGCTTTATCACTAGATGAGTCTTTTTGTATTTTATAAAACATAATATTGTTTACATTTGCTTTTGAATTAGAACTGATATTATTTGATCCCAATGCTATAATTTCAAAATAATATCCCACATTTGTTTCTGGGTTTAACAAAACTGCAAGCCCCCCAGATCCTCCTGAAACGTTAATATTTTTATCTGGTGTAGTTCCTGGAACAACGTAGTACGTTGTATTTCCAACTGCTGACTGTGAATTAGATAGACCACTTTCAACTTTTCCAATAATTCTCATTCTTGTTCCAAAATGTTTAAACTTATCTGTTAATGGTTTTTTAACATATGACAAAAAGTTAATTGGAGTTTCTTGTGCAGAAAAACTTGGGCCAGATAAAATAAGTGCTGACGACTGAACTGTTCCAGTTTGTGTTGACCTTATTGAGTTAATAGTTTTTTCATCTACAAATGTTGTTGATAAAAAGTTTTTAATTATATTAGTTCTTCCACTTTTTTGAGCAGTAGCAGAATTTACTCCTGCTGCAGCAACAGTGCCAGTTGCTACTCCATAATCGGTCTTAAATAAGTAGTCTGAATTCATATCGCAACCTCTTACGTTGGCTGCGTCTAGCCAGTGATCTGATATGGCTGCATTGTGTGCAACAATAGCGGTGCCAAACTGTCCACGACCATGCTCTTCAACTACTCCGTTTTTTAATTTTAAAACACCTTGTACAGTTTCATATTTAGGAAGAGAATAGATTCTAACTCTTCCAGTTGGATAAAGTTTTCCATTAAAAGATATTTTAGAAAAATAATTAGAATACTCTTGTGTGCTAGATATCCAAACATTTCCTTGTCCAGAGACGCTGTACTCTACAGCATCATATTTAATAATTTCTCCATTAGAGTAAAAATATCCATTATATCTTGATATCCAATAAACTCCTTCTCCAAAATCAATAATATTATCAACAACTATATTATTTTTTACATATGGAACTGTAGCCGATAGGTTTGAATTTAAGGGTATTGCGCTGAGGGTGTAGTCTGACTGGTTTGTTATTTGGCCAGTAGACGTTTTTGTATTTTCTGTTCCAGTTACTTCCCATAAAAGAACTGGTTTGTATATCCAGGTTTTATCAGAATCAATTAGGCTTGCTTGTTTAATTGATCCGTAGTTTTTTTGTATTGACCTTGTCTCGTAATTAAGATATCCATTGTTATAAACTGAATTATTTTTTGAAGATACATCAATAATGTTAAATTCTTTTGATAACGTAACGTCAGACGCTCTCTCTGCTTCTGTTGGCATCATGTAAGACTTACTCATGCAGATAAAATTATTGTACTCATCAAAGAACATTGCTGTCTGAGTGGATCTTGCAAGGTCTTGTAATATTTCTGCAATGTTTTTATCTGTTGGAATAAAGAAGAACGGAATAACTAGATCTACTTCTCCAGCAACTCTTTTAAAAGAATAGTTAGAGAATCCAATAGAGTCAAGTAAAAATGATACTGCAGCACTAAGGCTGACATCTCTAAATAATGTTTGTGGTGCAGTTAATGATTCAAAGTAAAAGAATAGATCTCTAAGGTCTACTGTAAGTTTTTTATTAGTAATTTCATACTTTGGAAAACCTTCAGAATACATTGTTTTAATTGGCACCATATAGTCATAGCCATTTAAATTTACAGTTACATCATAAATTTTAAACTGTATATGATTAGTAACATATTTAGAAAGAATGCTACTATCATTATTAGCACTAAAGGCATCATCAAAATCAAATAAAGATAAAGATCCTGTTGAGGCTAAGAGTTGACCTACTGGCAATCCACTAGAACCCAGATCAGAGGCACTCTTTTTTAGGTTTAGCGTAGTGACCTTGTCTGAAACATTTACAGACAGTCTTGGGGATAGTTCAATAAGGTCTAGTGTTGCTCCAATTTTATTCATTGTTTGTGCAACTACTCTTAATCCACCAACGTAGTCAAACTCACGGTACTTGTATCCACTATTTGTTGTAGTTGTAAATTTAACTGGAGAGGTAGTGTCTGTAACAAAGTTTGTGAGTCTATCAACAGAATCTTCCTCTAAGTACCAACCATACTCTGGAACAAATGTTTCTTTGTTTCCATTTATAAATATAACATAATATCCGATATCAGTTTCTGACTGCTTGATAAAATAAGAGTATCCATTTACTGACTCATCTGGCAAGAAGTCTTCAGAGGTATAGGTATCTGCATAAATAAAGATATCCCTATATCTATTGGGTATTTTTAATCCATAGGCTAACTCAACATATCCATCTGTTTTTATTACTGGAGTTCCGTCTTGTCTTAATGATGTTTCTGTAAATGATACTAGGTCTACCCAGGTATTATTCTTGAGCCCCTGGACTTTCCACCTTAACGGAACACTTTTATTAGCATCACCATATAGTGGATCAGAATAAGTTCCTGTTGCATTTGAAAAGGGGCCAAGGTCTACATTACCAGAATGCGTTTGTAATTTAACTACTACACGGTTTGCTGGAACCTCTTCTTCATAAACAATATAAGGGGCTGAATCATTAATTGCATATTGTCCACTAGAAGATAGGAAAGAAATTCCATACTCAGTATTACCTTCGGTTCTCAAAGAAGTCCAATATTTAAATTTATCATTTTTATCAGGCATATAGTATCTTGGTCTACGTGCCATGTTTATATTCTGACTGTGAAGGTATCTTCCAGGTAGGTACGATGCCTTATTAATTCCAGATCTTGGTCTAAACTGTTGAAAACAAGACTCTAAAGAATATAGCATTTTTAACTTATCTTTTGTTTTTGTAAGTGTAGTTGGAAGATTATTATCTGTATATCCGCCATCAATTGTTATATCGGAATCTGTTGCATCTGTGTAATGATTACCAGCATCATTAATGTCAAAAGAAGATACAATATTATTGTATGGAGATGTTTGGTCTGTTGGCCTATATCTGTAGTTTCCTATTTGTTTAATGTTTGTTGGAATGTTAAGGTTCCACTCTGCAACAACTAAAGAGTTTGTTTGAACTACAGAAGAAGATAATAAATGCTGATTCAGTTCTGCATTTTTAAACATTACGCCTCTTCCAGGGTTACCGTAATATCCCAAAAATCATGTAGTGTCTGTCCACGCTTGCCAACCTTATAGTTAAAGTTTGATATGTATACTTCAACAACATCGTTATACTGTTGTAAATGCATCTTGGCTTCTGAGTTAGAACCAAAGGTATTATATTTATCGTATGATAAAAACATCCAGAAAGATCCTTTATGGTTTTCATACCAATCTAATAGTTCTACTCCGCCTGCTCCACCATCTACAGTAAACCCAATACCAGCGCTAGTCTTTTTCCCATTTACAGAAAACTCTGGGGCATCTGAAAATGCTCTTGATGGAAGACCTGTCCACGAAACAGTAAACTTATTCTTGTCTGCAATATGATAAGATCTTGATTTACCATTTACAGTTCTTTCACGTTTCTCAATTCTTTCTGTTGATATATCAATAGGGGCTCTACCATGATCCGATAAAACAATAAACTGATCAACCAGGGTATCTGTTGTTGCTGTTGCACCTTTCTCTAATCCATTTGGTACGTATAGTCCATTATCTAACTTACCTGAATTTTCAGACCAAAGCAACGCTTGGGGTCTTCCCCACTTCTTGCGTCCTGACATATATGATGCGGTTGCCATTATAGTCTGTTGCTCCTAATTCTTTGATTATCTACTTGCCTAATTTGTTCAATGATTGTCTGGGCTATATCATTTGGATTTGCATCAGATTTAACATTAACGCTTAGGTTATAATTATACACTGAGCCAAGGTCTGTATTACCAGAATTTATTGACTTTAGTTTATCTGCTCCAAAGTTATCTACTGCAAACTTACTTACAACAAATTCTCCAGGACTTAACATTGCTGGAATTGTATCAGTTCCAATAGGCAACATATTAAATCCACCCTTAGCAAAATATCTTGGAATCATACCACCAGATGAGTAAAGATAGGAAGACCCCCTGCCCCCACCGCCAGAACTTCCCGATCCACTTCCTGATGAGCCACTACTTCCTGATGAGCCACTACTTCCTGATGAGCCAGAAGAAACACTTGTTACATAGTTAGTAACATAGTTTGTTATATTGTGGATTTCATCATAAACATGTTTTGTGTATAGGCTCTTAGGAATTTTGTTCATAGTGTCAAGAATTGAAACCCAACTCTGCTTATTGCTTAGCGCTGAATCTGCTGCTGCTTCCATGGCTACTGCATACGCTTCTGCTAGCGGGTCTCCTTCGTCCATCTTTGCAACTATATCTTCCCACTCTGAAAGTGTATGACCAGAACTGTCATCCATAGCAACAATTTGATCTACAACTGCTTGAGCAGATATTTCTTCTAATGCAAGTTGTGCATCCTGCGCCTGTAAATTGTCAACAATGTCTTTTTGATCAGCAAGTTGTTTAACTATAGTTGCATTTAATTTATCAAATGCAGTTTGTAATGCAGCAGCCTCATCAATTTGATCCTGTTGATATTTTGCAATAGAAGCCTGTGCATCTTCAATTGCCTTTTCAGCAGCAACTCTTCGTGGGTCTGTTTCAAGTGCAAATAATTCTTGAGAAATTTGATATTGTCTTTCTTGTAATTGCTCTTGATTTTGACCAGAACTATTTTTAAGATTTTTAATTTCATTATTACGTGCTTGATCCATTGCAGAAGATACTCCACCAGCATAGTTGGCAGCATCTGCTGCCCTCATATCTTGTGCTGCCTTGGCTGCTGCTGCGATGTCTCCAGATGAAAGCGCATCTGCAAGACCTAATTGTTGTTGCTGTTGTCTAATTATGTTTTCATTAATACGCTGAACATTTGCAAGGGCTTCTGCCTGAGCATCATATTTCTTATTAATTTCATCCGCTGCATGAGACATGACCGCAAGATCATTTGAAATCTTATTAGACTCAACACCCAAAGCCTTTGCTGGATCTTCAAAGTTTTTCTTGATAAAGTCTTGTTTTCTTTTAATATCATCTTCTTGTGTCTTAATGAAACCTTCATATTTTTTGGCGTTTGCCTCTAAGTCTTTAGAAAGTTTATTCTGGGCTACTGTAAGTTGTGATTCAAGTGCACTTGTTCGTGCTGTTGCAACACCAATTGCTTGTGCCAGTGATGCACGAGATTTTTGAATACTTGCCAACGACTTACCCATCATTGCTTCTCCTGGAGCCACGCCACCTAATGCTCCAGATTTTGAAATTGCTGCTTGATATCCAGCCTCTCCAACATTCCAAGAAGCCTTTCCACCAAGAGCAGTGTTATCTGATGTCTGAGCCTTGCGTAATTCGTTTATTGACATGTTAGAGTATGCAGTTTTTCTAACATTCATAATCTTTTGTGCAGCCTCAAGACCCTTTGTAGCCTTGCCCTTTAAATCAGAATTTGCATATTCAAGTGCAATCTTAATTGTTGAATTTGCTTGTACTGCTTCTAGGCCCTTTACAATTCCTTCAACATGTTCTTTAGCCTTTTCTGAATCTGTTCCATATTCTTCCATTGCTGCGATGGCTGCTGCAAGAGATTTTGGATCTGAGATCAAAGAGTTTAATGCCTTTGGAGACATGGCTGGGCCATTCTTAGCAAAGAACTCTAAGACTTGTGGAATCTTTGCATTGTTATTTTGTTCTTCAATTGCAGCCTTGCCAGTATTAATTAATTCATTAATCTTCTCTCGTGCAACTCTTTGTTTTTCTAGTGCTATATTTGTTTGCAGTTCTTTGTCTGTAATCTTACCAGTGGCAATAACTGTTGTCATTGCTTCATCTGAAAGTACTTGTTGAATTTCAGTATTAGACATTCCAAGTGCAGCCAACTTCTTTGTTACAATTTCTTGTTCATTAAAATTTTTAATGATTGATTTTTGTGCAACAATAAAATCTCCAGTGATTGCTTTATTAAGTCCAGCCTCTACTGATTGTGCATTCTTACTAAATACAACATCTCCAACTTTTCCATCTTTAATAACCTTACCAGTGAATGGGTCAATTGCTTTACCTTTATTCTTGCCAGTTCCCGCTTTGGCTGTACGCATAAACTTTGCTTGTTCTTTTGGATCAAGACCATTAATAAAGTCCATGAATTGTGAGTTCTTTCCAAGGTCAAGCATTTGCTCTTTAATACCCTTATATGCATCTCCAATACCGCCCTTCTTTGCTGCTAGAAGTGCCTTATTTAAAGCCTTGATTCCACCTTCTGCATCTATAGAAGCAAGGCGAACCTCTTTAAGTCTCTTGAGTAAATCTGCATATGGGTCTGCTGGTTTATTACCTGAGCCAGTGTCGGTTGCTGGACCTGCAGGCTTTGAAGCAATTACAGGATCTTTTCCGTATTTTGCCTGATCCATATCAAAAGCAAGTTTTGCTGCTGCTGCTGGATCATTAAGTGTTCCAGAAGTTAACGCATTAAACTTAGTATTATAGACAGTTGTATATTCAGTTGAACCTGGTTTACCATACAGGCCTGCTTCGTCTTTTGCCATTTTATCTGCCCAAGCACGACGTGCATCTTCATTTTCAAAATGTATTAAAGTATCATAAAGTGTTGTGTATGTTTGAATGGCTTCTTTTTGTACTGGGTCTTTTAATTTACTAAAATAGTCCCAATTGTCAATAACCCCCTGCATATTAGTTAATGTATCTTTTCCAAATTGAATAACTGCTTCTTTTGTAATAGGGGTTTTCATTGCTTCAATTAGATCAAGATTTTTTGCAAGTTTTTCAAGACCTGGTAAACCAACTGTATCTATGTAAGCGCTCATATCTACCTCTAGGCCATCAGAGGCTTGAAGTAATGCTAGAGCCTTGCCAACTCTATCAAACTCTGCTGGACTCTTTCTAACCATATTTAAAACAATACTTTGCGCTGTTGTTTTATTTTTCATTCCAGAGAGGAGAGATGTAAGTTCTGCTACCTTTGTAGCGCCCTGTTTTCTAATTCCAACATTTAAAGCAACATCCATGCTTGCAAGATTGCCATCAAATATTTTTAGCATTGTTTCCATTTGATTAGGATTCAACTGACCAGAAGCCATAAGCATTTGAATTTTTGCTTCAAATACTCTACCAGCCTTTACGCTGCCAAAAGATTTATCTTCATCGGCACGTGCACCAACATTAAGCACTCTTTGTGCCGATGCCTCATATGCTGTACCTTTATACTTTGCTTTTACATCAGCCTTATTTGCATCAAAATATGCATCTTCTTTTGCTGTTCCAGTGTATGCTCCAATTACCTTATCTGCTACAAATGCTTCTTGCTTTGCAATCTGAGCAGAAACAAGCCTATTCATTGTTTCCATACCCGCTATTTGTTTATCCTGCATTGCTTTAATTTGGGTATCAAGTTCTAACTGTTTTGCTTTATCGGTAGTTGCTGCACGTTGTGCTGTCAAAGATTTTAATTGATCTTCATAATATCTTGCCATTCCATCGGCTTGCATCTGGGCCATCTCAACTGCGTTTGTTCCTGCTGCTGCAAGGGCTGCTGCTTCAGTTCTTCCACTATTGCCCTTTGCTAAAGCCTCATCTAGACCATTAACTATTTGACCAGATCTTGCTCCTGCAATAACTGCAAGACGTGTTCTAACTGTTAATGGATCTCTTGTTAAATCTTCTCCATTTGGTCCAATGAGATTTCTTAATTGTCCATCAACTTTCATAGAAATACTAGAGTCTTTTAGGTTAACTCCTAGTTGATATGCAACCTGACTTGCAAGATCTGCACTCATTGTTCCATCAGAAACGGCTGCTGCCAACTGCATTGCAAACTGTTGTGCTGCTACTTCTGAACCATTTTGATTTGCGTTCTTTGTATATGTGGCTGTCAACTCTTTACCAGTTGCAGACCCCATAAACTTCTCGCCCTCCATGGTTCCTTTACGTGCTGCTTCATTATATCCAGAGAGGAGTCCATTTCCTCTTCTCTTATTCATAATTTCAGATGCACCAACAAGACCAGTTTCTTGACCAATCTTTTTCATTAAATCAGATGTAGCAGATGTTGCAGTTACAAATTTTGCAGTTTCTTTTGCTGCATTTTCAAAATGTTTATTTAGCATATATGCTCCAGCACCAAGTGCTGCTATTCCTGCAACAGTCCAACCAACTGGTCCCATACCTGCTAGGGCTGGGGCAATAGATGCAACTGTGGATGCTGCTCCAAGTGCTCCTGTTACTGCTGGTGGTGCCCCCACTGCGCCTGCAACCATAGTGGCAATTCCTAGGCCTCCTGCAGCCTTACCAGAGAACTTTCCAACCTTTTCTCTACGCATACCACGCTTCATCTTGTTGTATGTTTTCTTGTCCATTGGGTCGCCTGTACCTGGATCAATAAATACTTTGCCATCTTCACGAGCATATCCAGAGGCTTCTTTGAGCGCTTGTTCTTTTGTCATTCTGGTATCAAGGTTTTGAGATTGTGATGCTGATGAGTTAATTTTTGCACGAAGTGCAGCAAGTTCTTTTTCTTTCTCTGCAAGAATTTCACGATCTTTCTTTGAAATTTGATCTGCAAGCATTGATGAGTTTTGTTGTGCATTTGCTGTTTGATCTGCTGCATTAGCAATTTGTTGTGAACTGTTTGCTGTTGCTTTAGCAAGATCTGACGCTGTTACTATGTTATCTTGATGTCTTCTCTGTGCCTCTAGTGAATCCCCAGTTGCTTTAGAAAGTTTGCCCATCTGTAATGTTAATGTTGCAGATGTTTTATCAATTCCGCCTGAGCCTGCGCCAGAAGATAGTGACCCCTTGCCATCTCTTCTTCTTCTATCAAGAGATTTAAGGACCTGTCTTTGGTCTCTCATATCTGGAGTATTAATATCATCATAGAACTGTTTATTACCTGTATCAACTTTTGCAGCCTTCTTTAATTTATCTGACTGTGCTGATACAGCACTAGCCTTTGAGGCAAGACCTTGAGATAAACCATCTCCAATATCTTGCCCTAGTTTCTTAGTTCTCTTTGATGGAGATGCTGTTTGAGCAATTTGCTTTTCTGCTCTTGTTAAGTCTTTATCGAGTGCATCACTAATCTCTGTTGATGCTTTTACAAATTCTGGGTTTCTCTTTCTGTATGGCTTTGCGTTTGATGAAGCCCCTAACTCTGTTCTTAATGCTGTTTCTTTTCCTGCCAAAGATATTCTTTGTCCTTCTGATCCACGGTTTGCTTCTCCACCAAATGTTCCAACAACAGAAGTTGCTTTAGCATCAGCAATTGCCTGTTTCATCATTCCACTAACAGAATCTCCAAGTTGGGATTGTGCTTGCTTTACTGCTGCGTAAAATTCTGGATCATTAACAAACTCTGTTGGAATTTTTGAAACTTCGCTTGAAATTCTACTTGCAAATGTTTGCATGTCTGTATGCATTTGTGCAGCGACAGCAGGATTATTAAGTGCTTCTTCAAGTGACATACCCATTGACCTTGCATACTGATCATACATTGGGGCCATGGTGACTGCCATATCTTTTCCACCAAATTTAGATGCAAGATCTGTAGGGGACATTTGTCCCTTGTTTGCTTTTTCTGGTAGCATAAATCCAAAGTTGCTAAACTGTCTAGCATATCCGTTTGGATCTCCTGCCTTAGCAGCATCTGCCGAAGACTGTAGGTGTTTTCCAACTCCAGATGTTTTTGATGTTGCCATATCTGCAAGTCTTTGCAATTCTTGTGGATCTCTTATTGGGGCGCCAGGAGACTGTCCATGTGCAAACACATAATTTTCTCCATTGTACGTTGTTGCAGAAGTTCCCTTTGGTCTATTTCTTAATACACCTTCTTGTTCGAGAATAGTCTTTATTGTTTCCCCAGATAATTTTTTAAATCCATCCCCTGCTATTTTGGCTTGGGCTTCAAGCATTTTTAATACACGAGAGACACCCTCTACATCCTTGCTAAACTTAGATAGTTCTGAAATTAATGCAAGGTTAGCGCTTTGTGGTGTTGATCTATTTGGTATTTCATAACTCTGACCATTAAATGAAATTCTTTGTCCATCTGCACCAACCATTCCTGCATTTGCATATCCTGGAACAGAATCATTTCCAATTGCTTTAAGAAGTGGTCCATATTTATCTGTATTCTTTTTTGATACAACTGTTTCTCCTGGAGTCAGCATTGCTGGAACAGTATCTCCAGTTCCTGATCCTGGAACACTAAATACACCTTCTGCATATTTCTTTCTTGGAGAAAGACCTGATGTTGCCCCTGCTGCTCCTGGTGCTGCATTAAACAATCCTGGAGAGGACATTGAGAGTGCTCTTGCTTGTGATGCTGCATTTCCATATGCTGCTGCTAGTGCATTTGCTGCTCCTGCTTCAACATTAAATGTTTCAATTAATTTTTGATGTGATGTATGAAGGGCATTAGACTGAGCAAGACTTTCGATCTGTTGCTGAGTCATATAGTCAAAGCCTGCACCAAGGACGTTGCTTTGTCCATTAAGTTTTGCCATTCCTCCACGAAGCATTGCAAAGAACTTGATTACGTTTGCAGTTCCGTTAGCAAGTAAACCAAATGCCATAAGTGCTACTGGGGCCAAACCTCCAACCACTCCAACGATAGTTGTTATGATCTTTTTTGTTCCATCGCTTAGGTTATTAAATTTTTCTAATATATTTCCAACAAATTTTACAATAGGAGTTGCAGCCTCAAGGAATGCCTTACCCAAAGGCATCAACTGAACCTTCATATCTTCAATTGCTTTTTGGAATTTCTTACCAGTTGCATTTTCAATCTTTGCTGTTTCTCGCTCTGCCAAGATTGCTAACTCTTCCATAGAAGCACCTGCCAAACCTAGTGCTCTAGAAGCCTGACTGCCATCTTTTGTTATGTTCTGGAATAATGTTGATAGACGGGCAAACTGGAACTTGCCAAACATCTGCTCAATTGCTTTAGCACGGTTAAGAGGATCTAGTGTATCTAGTGCTCTTGCAAATCCTACTACGGTGCCTTTTAAATCCCCCGCATTATTATTAACAATTCCCTTAATATTAATTCCAAGACCAGCAAGCATATCTGATGCTTTCTTAGAAGGATTGATCATTGCTGCAAGGCCAGACTTAAGTGCGTTGGCACCTTCTGATGCGTTGATTCCACCTTCCTTCATTGCTGTAAGGAAGAAGGCTAGGTCTTCAACAGATCCTCCAAGTTGTTTTACAACAGGGGCTGCTTTTGGAATTGCAATAGTTAAATCTTCAATAGACAAAACTGTTTGGTTTTCTACAGCGTTGAGGAAGTTAATCTTGGTTGCTAATTGTTCAGAAGATATTCCAAAGGCATTCTGTAAAGAAATAGTTGTTTCTAATGCTTGCTGTTGATCCACTTGACCAAGAACTGCAAGTCTAGTTGCCTGCGTTACTTGAGCGGTAAGGGCTGCGCCAGAATAACCTGCTGCTGCTGCATCTGCAGCCATGTTCATTGTATCTTTTACTGCAACACCATACTTTGTGAACTCGCTAGCAAGTCTTTTAATTCCAGCAACAGCCTTGTCTGTTTCTGCAACGCTTGTTGCCATATCTCCATATACACGCTGGAACTTTACAGTTGCCTCTTCCATCTCTTTAAATGTTTTAGCAGCAAATGATCCAAGCATTGTCAAAGGAATTGTTAAACCAACCATCAACTGACGGCCTGCCCATTGAGTATTTTTACCAAAGTTTAGTAGTTGTGTTGAACCCTGCTTTAATAGTTGATTCAAGAACTGTTGTCTTTGTGCAGCCATTTGTATTCGTGTTGCATAATCTGTGTATGCTCCACCAGTCATCTGTAGATGCTTTGGCATTACCTGAAGAGTTTTTACTAATTGACCATTAGCATTTGTTAACTGGATATACTGGCTTTGAAGAGTCTTTACTCTATCTTTACTTGCACGTTGAAGAATTTCTTTTTCTTGAGCAAAAAAGTTTTTTAAGACATTACTGTTTAATGAGGTGGCTGCAGCGGTATATCTAAAGTATTGTTTAAGGCTTAACTGGTTCTTTTCCAGCGCAGAGGTGAAGGCTGCAGTAGATGTATGGACATCCTTTTGGCTAGCAATAAACTTTCCAGTTTGATTAATCGACTGAATGAGTTGACTGTTTAAACCCTTTTGTGCATTTTCAGCAGCAATGTTTCCTTGTGTTAAGGATTGGTTAAACTTGCTTAGACCAGCCTGAAGCCTTCTTAATTCTGAAAGAGCCGTGGCCGTATCAAAATGTATGCCTATATTAGCATTTACATCAGACACGTTTCATTCCACCTCTTTACATTGTTTTTACTTAGTTAAAGAATTAACTAATGCAGTTGGATCAGCAAGTTGGATTCCAGAGGCTGCATCTACTACTTCGTATACTGTAGGTAGGTCGATGTTTTCTTCTAGTGCTGCTCTATCGTCTGCGAGTTCTGGATTGTACTGCTTGAATGCGATTTGTACGCAATCGAGAAGAATGTCCATAGACTTTTCATTGTTATCTGCCACTGTGCTTAGTTCTTGGAACTTCTGCATGAATGGCTTTAGTAGTGAAATCTTTAGTGGTTGTACTGTTACCTTTGTACCGTCAATTAAAACTACGTGCTTTTTATCTGTTGTGGCTTTGTCTGCCATAGTATTTCCTCCTGTGGATTGTTAAATTAATTATACCACAGCAAGCGTGTTTTTTTAGCCCTCTACAATTTCGTAATCTATGCCCATACCGACACCAAACCCTGCCTTTGATGCAGTTGCACCTTGATATGCAAGAATGTCATTTCCATCAACTGCCTGACCTTTACTGAATACTCTGGCCTTCATGTCTTCCCATTCTTGCTGACCGCCACCAGAGCCAGCATCTAAATCCACTCCTTGCATTGCTGCTATAAATTTTTTTTCGTTATGATCTAATTCTCTTTTAACACTGAGAGTTGCAAGTATCTCTGGCATAGACATTGATTTTTCTAGTTCTAGATAATCTTTCCAGATCCCCAGCAAAAATACTTCTGATTCTATCTTTGCTAAATCTAATTCTTCCCAAGAAGATCCACTATCAACTGCTTGCTTTTTTACAGATTCTTCTGAATCTTTATTTACTTTAATACCTGCAGCATAGTTGAGGAGTTTGTACACAATTGGCATATTGCATATATCTTCTGCCTCTGGATAAAACTCTGGGCAGTATTGTTTTAATGCTATAGAAGCACATAAAGCAAGATTAGTCATTGCCTCATCATCACCATCAGAATTTTTAACAAGTTCAAAAGCATCCATTAACTCTCTTAAATATTTTATCTTTAATGGTACTGCTTCAACTATAACTCCATTTAGTAATTCTACTTGTCCCGATTCATATATTTTTGTTGCCATCATATAAGTATACCAAAAGAAAAAGCCCCATCCGTTAGGATGAGGCCAATTCTATTATTAAGTTATATTTTGAAGATTATGCTGGGCCTGATGTACCAACGGTACGGTCAACAATCTTTCCGTATGAACCAGATGAATCATCTGGAAGTAGACGGAATGAAACTTCAAACATAGAAGCAGCATCACGCTTTGCAGATACTGTTACGCTTTCAATTGAAAGTGCACGGTATGCTGTGTAGATACGCTCCTTGTGAACCGCTGCGTCGCCAGATCCTGGACCGACAGCAATTAAACCTGCTTCAACTGGGACGTCGCCCAAGTCTCCTGCAGATAGGTTAAGTGTTGGGTTTCCCGCAACTGTAGACAAGTTAGAATCTTTTGCTGCTAATGCAACTAGAAGGTTTTCCATTGTTGCTTCAGCGAATGATGTCTTTAGATTGACCTTCATACCTTGCTTGAACAACTTTGCTACGTCAAGAACCTGATCAACTGCAACTTCACCGAAATCTGGCTGGAACTGTAGTTCTAGACCATTGCTGGTATAACCTACGTTACGCCACTTTGCAGTGTTGGCTGATGCTGAAAGAGTTTCTGTGTACTTTGTACCAGACACGAATGCTGGAACCGAAGTAGATGGTGTAAGGGCACCGTCTTCGTATGTGAAGAGCGCTGCTGCGCCAACGATGATGTTAGCGTTACTTCCTCTTGAATATGCCATATTTTTTCACCTTTTCCTTTATATGAAATAAAGGGCTTGTTTCCTCGTATTAATTATAACAGTGTTTTTACCGATTAGTTGAGGCGATTGGCAAGGTAATTGGGGCGGGTTGGATCGTATGTGGGGTCATCGGACTTCTTGTGATGGTAGTCATACTCGATAATTATCTTATTTCCAGACCAAGTTCTTGCTGTTCCAAAGTCAATAATATCTCGGCTTTCATTAAGTTGGTATATCTTAAAACTATGGAAGGTAAGACTTGTTCTATATTTTGCTGGCACATTGATAGCGTTTGCTGCGTACCACCTATTGATGTTTTCTGCGGAATCAACACCCTCATCAAAGTGCTCAAGAAATAACTCTTGAATAGCATATAAATCTGTTATCTCTCTTGCATAAAAATAATATAGAAGTTGTTCGCATTTTATATGTGGGAAAGGAAGTCTACGCATTCTAAACATTCTGTCATATACTCCAAGTGCCCCTAAAGGCCCTCCAGGAAATTGCTCAGTAAATGCATCAATATCTGTAGGCATTGTTGGAACAAACTCTACTGCAATATTAAGGTCTGGCGTAACTACATCCTTTATATATGCATTAATTATTGCTGGTGGCATATGGATATAATCTTTTCCATCTGCTATATGAAAAGGAGAGTTTACTCTCTTTGATATTGTGTCATTAGGTTCTTGCATTATGATACCTTTCCAATTGATGCAGTTGCTACCCAGCGAGATCCAGTTGATACTCCGACTGACCTTCCACCTCTTGCACCTGCACGAATATTTTCTTTAAATACTTTAGCATTCTTGAAGTGATCTGATAAACCGCTTGCCTTTAAAAATGATTGTTTAAAATAAACACTAAAAAATGAATCTAAAACTTTTGCAAATTGACCTTGTGACTGACCTCCAGGGTTATCAATAGTAACTGAGTTTGGAGTAAATATTGTCTGTCCATCAATATCGAATGCTAAAACCTTTGCTTTTCTAGGTGCTATGGTAACAGGAGTTCCGCTTTCCATAATCTGCGCCTTGCTATAGAAGGGTACTTTAGATCCATCTTTTATAGTGTTTGATTGTTTAAAGTTACTAGAGAATTTTAAACCTGTTGATGTTATTGAGTAGTTTATGTCGTATAGTCGTGACTCTGGGCTTCCTATCTGATACCACTCATATATGTGATGAAGTGTTTGTGGGCTTACCCTTGCATTTGAGTCTATGTATGAATAAACAATATCTGTAATTTCTGGTCCTAAGTTTCTATACATTTCTGTTTTACCGTATTCAAGTCCTTCAAGAAATCCAAATGAGTAGTCCATTATGTTTTTCATTTCTTTATTAAATGCTGCTGTATTAAACTTAAGGCTTATCATATTGTTGACACCTGGTTTTCAGATCTTCTAACAACTAATTTATAATATTCAATTCCTCCGAAGGGCCCAACAAAAGGCTCACTAGTAGCAATTTCAAATATTGTTGACTTGCCTGCTCTAACTCCTGCTGTCTCTGTATATATTGGTGTTCCAGATGAATCTCTTATGTTTGTTAGTACAATATTTGTAATAGAGGTGGCTTCTTGTCGTTCTGAGATTCTAATATCGTTTTTTGTTCTTCCGTATAGTACTGAACTATGTGTGATAATTGGGTTTGGGGTTATTTCTTCTTTTGCTTTAAGTCCCGCATAAGATAGGCTACAAGCAATTGTCTTGTCTATTAGCCACTGCTTTTTTACTTCTCCAAGGTCTCCTTGTGTAACGATTGGGTAATAAACATCAGCCAATAGTGGGAAAGTAAAATCTGAAATTTCGCATAACATTAGATTATCCCTGGCTTTAGAATAGTATTAGCATACTTATCTAAAATCTTATCTACAAACATATTTCCTGTTCCGCTAAGTATTGCTGGATCAAATTCAATTGTAAATTGATCTGTATTATATGATTTTACATATCTTTTATAATAGTCTAATTTTCCACATTTTATATCTTCAATAAGTGCTTTAGTTGCAACCTCTACATCTGATGGAATAGTTTTATATCCGCTATCAACAATAAATGTATAATCCCATCCTGATGGGAACCCTACTGTTTCATATCCAAAATATCCAAGGTCTCCTCTTGAGATCGGTAGGTTAGGCATTTGATATTCTGCACGATTCCACATTTCATTTACAACTCTTTGAACTGCAGAGTTATCAAGAGTAATCATATAATTATGTATATTTGTTTGTGGTGTTTCTACATCATAAACTAAAACGTTATTTTCATATACTTTTAAAATTTTATTTGTGTCGGCCCATAGTGGGAAGTAATCTGTTCCTTGTCCAACTGTCTGAATAATTTGTTTATGGTTATAGAATCCATTTGGAATAATAGTATCAATAATTGCTCTAGCAAAAAGTTCATGCATTCTATACTCTGCAACTTCTGAAGCAGTATCACCAATCTTGTTTGCATTCACATATGGTCTAATAATATCTAGGTTTTCTTCATACAAAACATTAACTTTTGCTGTGTCATAAAACTTAATGTAAAACTTTCTATCAAAACTTACTTTGTCTAGTGGTAGCACATATGTAACAATGCCATGAGCATCTGAATGTACTGTAGTCTCTACTACTGAGTGATCCACCAAATCCTCAACAACTTGAACATAGTTATAGTTGGCTATAGGTAGTGTCCAAGTAGTTGTAATAGGATAAGGTGGAACTCTCATTACCTCCATGAATTAGTTACCGAATTCCTTCGCAACTTCTTCTGGTGTAGCAATTCTGCAGTGATCTCTTGTCAACCAAGCCTCGGCTGCCTTTGGAGAAAGAATGTTGTAGCCATTATAGACCTTGCCAAATTCTCCCCATGATGCGTTTCTTGTAGAAAATACTGCAACCTTGTCTGATGTAAGTGGTGCAGATGGTGCAGCAGGTGCTGCATGAACTTCTTGTTCAACTGGTGCAGTCGATCCTAAAACTCCATTATCGTTGTAGCCAAGTGATGGCTGTGGTGCGACCTCTGGTGTTTCTGGTGAACCTATAACATGATCATCTGATCCTGGCTCTCCTGGATGAACGTAAAGGAAAGGCTCTGGGTCTTTCCATTGTGGTGCATCTTCAAGTTCAAGTAATTCTACATCGTTAACTTCATCAACCATTGCTTGATCTTCTTCACTCATTGCTGGTGCAGGTGGTTCTGGTACTTCTAAAACTTCTGGGTTTTCTTCAACAATAGAAGATAGTTCTTCTTCTGAAAATGTCCCAGCAATTTCGTTATTTAGTTCTTCTGACATAAGTATGCCCTCCTTGTAGTGTTAATTGTATTATATCATTATAAATTTAATAAGGGGGCAGGAGAGTGAACTCCCGCCCCCCATTAAAGGTACTGTTTACAGATTACTCTGCAGCAGCGTCAGCGAATGCAATTGCATCTTCTTCTTCCCACTGAATACCAAAGCGGACGAATACTGTGTATTCAATTGTGTCCTTCTTTGCTACGTATTCACGGTTTACAGTGATGTCACGTTGCATACCCCATACACGGTTAGCAGGGAATGTCAAGTCGACGTATCCTGCTGGGTAGTAAGGGACTTCCTGAACTTCAATTCCGAGAACACGAGTTGTACGTGCTCCACCAAATGTCTGTCCAAGTCCGTCTAGATAGTTCTGACGGTTTGCTTGTGTGCTTCCTGGCATACGACCAGTAAATGCTTCTGCAACTGCATCTGCAAGGGTACCGTTGTTCTTAACGATTCCTCCGAATACATCTGTACCTGCGTAGAACTTAAGATTGTTCTTAAGTGCACGGTACTTACGTGGCATTACATTGATGATTCCCTGCATAACTTCAGGTGTCCAAGCATTATCTGCTACGGTTACAACTGACTCATGTGCGAATCCGTTAGTCTTGGTCTTCTTTACGAAACCAGTCATGATGTTAAGGAATGGGGATGTTGAACCATCACCATTGATTGCAAGGTCTTCGATATCATTTGCAAACGCATTTGTCATCAAACGTACTAGGTGATCCTCAAGAGCATCTCCTTCTACGCCATCTTCAAGTGCTTCAGCAGATACTTCCCAGTCAAGACGAATCTTCTTTGTAGTTAATTCGACCTTTGAGAATGTCGCTCCTGTGTTTGTATATGTACCGTCAGCCTGTGCTGCTGAACGAATTACACGTTCTCCTACGTTTACCTTTTCAAGTTCCATAGTGTTTGCTCGCATTGTGACCTTACGGCCATCATTTGCAAGTACAGTTGCATCCCAAACATAGTCAATAAAACGACGTGCCTGTTCAGGGCGCAAAATTCCAGATGCTGCAGTAGTCCCAGAAGGGTTTACGGCATTGGAACCAGAGTTTGAACCTAGGGTTGCCACTGGGGTGTTACCCAATGTGCTTGCTCCTGGGTTAGAAACTCCGCCAATACCACCTGATACGAATGATCCTTGGCCTTGGTAGAGTCCTGGGGCTGTTCCGCCCACGTTACCAGAAGTTCCTGGTTGATTCTTTTCTATATTTTGTTCCGACATTTATTTCACCTCCAAGTGACTTTCTTACTTAAATAGATCGGTTGTTTTGAGGAAACTCCCGCCCCATAGGGATTTTTCAACCATTTCAGGCTGATCCTGAATAATCTCTCCGAGATCACCAGACTTTCGGAATGCAGTATCTTGCTCTACAAGTTCTACACGCTTTCCAAATTCATTAAATACATTTGTTGCTGATGCAATATCTTTTGCAACTGCTTCAAATGAATTTTGTGCCACTTCAATGTCAACCTTAGTAGACTTTAAAAGTTCTACTTCTGATTGCAATGACTTGACTATTTCTACTAGATCGCTAAAGGCTTTTTCAAGACCGTCATTTGTTTCTACAACATCTGACTTAGGAGCCATAGGCTTCTTCTTGTCTTCTTCTGCTTCAACATCTGTTGATTCAGTTCCTTCATGAGCAGCAGACTCTTCGCCAGCCTTTGGCTTTGCAGCCTTTTCTGTTTCTGCATCTGACTTTGAAGCACATTCGCATGCGTCCATAGCCTTTCCGCAATCTGGACATGTTGCTGCATCAGCCTTTGAATCGCATTTGCATGCGTCCATAGATTTTCCGCAATCTGGACATGTTGAAGCCTTTGTAACTTCATTTTCTGCTACTGGAGCGACCTCTGTTATTTCAACTGCAATATCAGATTTCTCTACGATCTCTTCAACTGTGTTTTTTGTTGATTTTGCCATAAGGTTTTCCTCCTTGTTAATCTTAGAAGTATTAATGCCTTTAGCACTATCAACTAAGAATTTTATCATTGTTACCTTTTCGTTATCCGTTTTTTCAACGAATCCTATGTTTTCCATTTGACTTCCTGTTGTTGGGCTTAACTCATTTTCATTTTCAGAAACCATAACGATACCAGATTCTTTATCATAAAATACATTTTCTAATACTGTTTCGTCTGCTTTAATAACATTTATTCCATCAACTTTTTCTACAGACATAATGTTTGCAAATTGATTTGCTGGTGAATCAACAAGACTCAACTCTACCAAATCATATTGCTTAATAATTCTAATTGCTTTATCCGATTTCTCGTCATAACCATCATCCCATTTATTCATTTTTCCACCGATAGAAAAACCTTGAAGTGTTCCATCAAGAACCTTTTCCCAAGTATCTTGTGCACCCTTTGAAACATATGCAGATACATAGACTCCATTATAAAATTTCTTTGTTTCTGGATCAAAATATTTGTCTGCTTTAAATGAAATCATTTTGCCTACTGCTAATGGTTGATGCATTTCTCTAATGTTCCCACGAAACTTGGCAAATGCTTCCATTGATGCTTCGGCAGTTACAATATCATCCTGCTTGTCAATATTATCAAGTGATGCAAATCCAGATACCGTTCTTCTATTCTCATCAACTTTTGAGAATGGCATCGAGAGACGCAGATTTTCCCCATCCGAATTCCAATGGGCTTTAGATAGACTGTTCACCATTATATTATAAACCCCTTTTTATTGATATCTCACTATTCGGACAATTCGGATAGTTCAAGTAAATCATCAAACTTTCTTCCTTGTCCTTTAGGATTACGACCAGCAACTGTTGTAGGACTGTCAGAGTTATTATTTACTCTCTCACCATCTCTAGCCCTGTTGGCTGTGGCATCTGCTGCTTGCTGAGGCTTTAGGTCTAGTGGCTCATCGCCACCTTCTCTTACTGGCATACCTAAAGCAATACGTGCTTCATTTGGTGTCATAACCTGATTCTTTACGTACCTCTCAAGTATTTGAGACTGAGTAATTTCATCAGTAAGTGTCAACTCGTTAAACTTAAACTCAAGAATATCTGTTTTTTCTTTAATAACTTTATTGATCATTTTTTCAAGTTGTGCTTGTGCTGGTCTTGCAACCTGCTCCTTAAATGTTCTATCCTGAGCAAGTGCTGCAGCAATAGCAGAAGAATCGGATCCTCCAAGTTTTGAAAGTGGAACCTGATGTGCTACCAGAATGTCGTCACGATTTTGTTTACGATATTCTTTAAATGAGCCTTCCTGAATTCCTGCCTCAATTGGCTCCATCTTAAATTCAACCTTGTTTGTATCTGAGTCTGGAGGAAGTGGAATATAAAGAGTTCTGTGAGACTGTCCTTTAAGGCCTGTCTGTAAAAATCTAAACATTTTGTCTTCTGCATCTGCAGATAACTTTGCACCCTTTAATGTAACAACATATCTAGGGACAGCCTTATTTGAGAAATAGTCAATATTATATTGTGAAGCCAGTTGATCACCAATAAGTGAAGATATTGCAGACATTACGTCTGGTACGCCATAGAATGTATTTAATGGTGAGTATTGCTTAAAGTGTATGATCTCATTTGGTCTTGGATCATCAGTAACCATGTTTTGATTTGTTGCCCCAAAATTTTTAAAGTAAACTGTTTTGTTTCCAATAATCTGAATGTATCCATCTTTTAATCGTCTTACTCTAATTGTGGTTGCTGGAATATGCCCTACATACCCAATCTCCCCACGTGTGGTTCTTCCAATTTCTAAATAACCATTACCGATTGCTTGAACATCTGTATACACTTTTTCCATTGTGCCAGTAAGCGAATCGTCATCATTAAGAGATTCTAACCAGTCTCTCATTTCAATCTTTGCTCTTTCAATTCTTTTTCTTGCACGGTCTGTTGCTCCAGTGTCTGTTGATGATTCTAACTTCAGCATTGTTCTTGGAGAAACCTTAAAGTCATAACCTAGCCCTACAATATTTTCAACTTTAGCATCAATTGCTGCATGATTTGCAAACGAAGTATCATAATAATTTGCCAACTCATAAACGTTCCATGGCGGAGTAATTACATCAAAGAGACCATACGCATTTCTAAATACTGATCCTGGATTAATTTCTTTTGATTTAGCACCACCAACACCAACTTTTCCAGATCCTGAGTCTTCTAGATATTGATCTGTTACTTCCATCTTAGATAGTCTGGCTGCTCTACGTTTAAAGTTATTTGATAGTCCCGACAAATTTTTAAGATCATCCCACGATTTATTGAATGGATCGCTTGTTACAAAAGCATTTCTTTCATCTTGAATTTGGTCAATTCTTGCACCAACTAAGATATCATCATTATCCATTATTCCTCATCTCCATAAAGAGCGATTGTGTCTTTTGCTGCTTGGACTGCGCCAAGGTCATTCATTGATGGAATAAGTCCAGACTTAAAGCGATCAACTTGTTCTGAATATTCTTCTTCTGAAACTCTTGTCAGACCTGGAACAAATACTGCTGTTCCTTGTCCGTCATCCCCATAGTGCATTGCTGCTTTCTTTAACTCGGAGATTCTTCCTATGTCGTTTTTCATTGCTGGTATATTTAAAACAGAGCCAGTGCCGTCTGTAAACCATTTACCATCAGACTTCTTATATACGTATAAACCCCAGTCGTACATCTTGTCGATGACTTGTCGTCTTACATTCTTTACTATCGGCTCGCCAGTTTCGGGGTTAATTAATGAATCCATAACCATTAGTATACCATATTACGTAGAAGTCTGTACTCCCTGTTGCCATCTAACATCCGAGTTTATAGAATATTGATAATTTCCAACCAATAACGGCAAAGAATCATCAACAATAAATCTATTTGTGCCTATAAAGGTTTTATACAGTGTTTCTGGGTCTACCCCATAAAGGCTTGTTGTTGCAATAACTAATACCTCGTCCCAGTTAAAGTCTAGATCCCAGAAGGTCCACTCATAAAGATCTTCTGGGTCATTAGTAACCTTAACCCTAAACCAAGGTCTAGTCTGCAAATCTCTTACTTCTGAAAGCCTACTTGCATCATATAAAGATATGTTATTAATTGTTACTGGTCCTGATACCGACATTTTTCCATTAATACTTTTTAGATTTAGAAGATCTGAAAAATAGATACCCAGCATATCCCAGTGTCCAGCCTGAATAACTGGCTCACGGCTAACAATTCCATTAACATAAAAAGCAATACCACTTTCTACAATTCCTGTTGCAGCATTTACTGCATAAAGTTTTGCACGTTTTCCATCTGTTGTATTTGCAACTAAGAAGATATCTATAAACCTAGTTCCATTGTCAAAACTTAAAATTTTAATTGGAGAAAATGGGAAAAACTCATAATCATATCTTAATGAGAATTGTGCTGCCATTAAATTATATGAAGATGACTTAGAGGAATTAATAGGAATTGCTATACCTCTATCAGAGCCATCTTTAAAATCACCTTTAATAGAAATGCCACTATCTCTTGTTAGATATAGATATGGAGTACTTTTCTTATAAATGCTATATGGGTTTGCAGTTTTGTAATCATAATAAAGTCCAGACTTTGTATATGGATAAATATCTGTTCCAAACTTTGTTCCAATAGGATTGAAGCCATCTTCGCTAAATGACTGAGATGATAACTGTAACTGTTTTATTGACATTGGCAAAGATAGCATTGATCTTGTGACCATATCTACTGAAACAGAGATTGACACATCTTCAAAATTTACGTCAGATGGTGGATAAATAATCATTCCATCAACAACCTCATAGGCTGTATTTATCCACTCTGAGCCTACTCTTACTGTTCCATTTTTATCTGGTGCAATTTGGTTAACATATGCTGAGTCTGGAGTTTGACCAGATGCCTCAGTGTATTCAAAGGTTACTCTAGTTCTTATTGGATTTTCTGATGTATCATACGAATATGTTTTTTCAGATCTGTTTTTTAAGTCTAAATAGTCATTATAGTTAGTATAAAGTTGATTATTTAAATAGGCATAACTATTAAACTCTTCATTACTGTATGCTTGTTTTAAGTCTTCATATTTCCAAGAGCCAGTGCTTTCAATTGTAACAAACTTGCTTGGAGATGGAACAGAAATATTAAATTGTAAAAAGTCAAGATCATAATATGAATCCCCGTATGAGTCATTTACATATTTACCAAAATAGGTTAACGGCAGGGTTGTCTTCCAGTATCCGTGGCATCCAATATCAATTTTAAATGACCCCATAAAATATTGAGGAAGTAAAGAGTATGAACTTACTACTGAACCAATTCTTGAAGATATGTAAGAGGATACACTTCCCCCGTCTGCCAAACTTGACCAAAAATTTGTATTATAAAACCGTGCATCATAATCAGATTCTCCAACTTCTGAGCCAGTGGAATAGTCATTAAATACGTTTTCATAATCTAATGGAACGCCCCTATCTGAAAAGCCATATGATATTAAGTCAAGGGTGTCTTTATTTGCAAAATGAATTCCAAATATTTTTCCACTAAAAGTGCTTGCAAACTCTTTTGTTCCAGCAATATAAACTGAAAGAGCAGCCCTATTGCCAAAAAGTGAAGCAGCACTACTTCCAAAAGCATCTATAAATTTATCAATACTAATTCCAGCAATAAAAAGAGATCCTGTAAGAATTCCTTCTGCAGAGTACACTGTTGAAATACTGTCTCCATTTTTAAATTTATACCTTAAAGTTTCTCCAACTAACTCTAAAGAAAAATAATTTCCATTAGAGGAGTCTTCAATTCGAATTAAAACCTGAGCGTAACTTTTATGCTCTGCAATCTTAAATACTCCATAGACTGCTTCTGTTCTATCTGTTAGAATATTTAACTTATCAAAATGAATATATCCATCTGTTGATGACCAACCTGCTGAAGGCCTCAACGTTAAAAAATTGCCATCGCTATCGTTCTGAATTGTAGAATTATCAAGATAAAAATTATCGTAACTTTTGTTAGAAAAAACAAAATCAGGTAACTTGTAGTTTGGAGTTGACAGAGTATTATTTGTTACTGATAGGTTTGTGAAATATCCACTTGCCCAAGATCCTTGGTCTGGGTAGGAATAGTTATTGGTGTATTTAGAAAATGGATAATCAATTACAGTAGATGTGCCACCATATGCGGAGTTAAGAATTTCTGGATATTCAACTCCCTGACCGTACACAAATCTTCTTTTTGCAACCAAAGATGGGACTTTGTATGGATATATAGCAATTGTATCAATATCAAACTGAGTAACTTCTTCGTATGAATAGAACCCGATCCAGTCATTATTAAAGTAAGTATTTCCTATTTTTGTAATTTTGTCTGGTAAAGAAATAGTATCAATATCGATAGAAATTGAAATAACCTCATCGCCATTAATCAATAGACTTGTATTATTTATTCCCATTCTTAAGTCAACAAGCATTGGCCTATACCACTCATCTATTCCATATGACTTAGTATATTCACCAACCTTTAAAATTAAATTATTCTTATATGCATACAGACCATCTTCTGATGCTACTGGACCAACAAGTCTTTTTGGAGTCGAACAATCTGCAAAAATTCTTAGCCAAAACTCTAAAGTTTTTTCTTCATATTTTCCAGACTCATTTAAAAATCCACATCCTGGAAATATAAAAGATGGCAAGCCATCACTATTTTGAACAATATGAGTTACATTTGATGATCCAAAAACTAATGGAATTCCAGAATTTTGTGCAAGCAGTCTATTATTATTTACAAGATAATATCCTGGATCATTTTGCAATCCATACGAAGGGGCTTCGATTGCATCATGACCTGCTAACAATCTAACAGTTGATGGAACTTGAATCTTAGTAACACCTAAAGATTTTGCACTAAACTCCTCATTCCATTGACCAACAGTTAAACCATTAACCAAAAACTTATAGTCATTTACTACTCCGCCAGGAATATAGGATATTTTTATGAACGGATTAAAATATACATCCTGTCTTGGAATTATAAACGTATCAGAAACATTGAGCCACTTCTCTCCTATGTTAATGTTAAATACTTTAGACACAGATTCTGTTGTTCCAGATGTAGAATCGGAATACTCATACCCAATTTCAATGCTACTTAAATACGTGCTTGGAGAATAGACGTATGCGCCAATAGAGAATACTTTTAGATCTTGATCAAAATCTGTAAATTTAGCAAAGTCTGGGCTAGTTGCTTTAACGTATGTCTTATTTATTTGACCATTTAAACTTGAAACCACACTATCTGGGAATGGCTCATTTTCAGATGTTCCAACTACTCCAGATCCGTTTTCTATATCCCAAAGATGTACTGATCTTTTTAACTCTGAACTAACAAAAGAAATGTAGTCTGCTGTATCATCAAGCGACCACATTGCTGTTGGCTGCTCAGAATAAATCTTTTCTGCATAGATATTTGATGGGTTAGACATAGGTTCTCCTAGTCTATTTTATCACACAATGCGGGTAAACCAACGTGGTGTTGTGAACCTTGTTCCAGAAATTATTTCTTTTACCCCATGAACATATCTAGGCTGATCTGGAAAACAAAGTAAATCTCCTGGCTCTGGTTTAATGGAAATTTGATAATCTGGGAAATAAATTTCTCCACCTTCATAGTCATCATTTAAATACACAAGAGTGGCTATGTCGTTTGGTCTTGAAGAGTCAAAATGCTCATGCATTCCATGACCTTCTTCAAACTTTGCAATATGCGTCTTGTGAGGATTAAATGGTTCAAAAGATTCTCCATAGGTTGTCAAAACATGATCATAAACTTTTAAGGCATACTCTTGCATTAACTCTAAGATTGCTGGATCATTTGCTTCAATTCCATGATACGTATAGACCTTAAATTCTTTTTCATTATTTCCATGCATTGTAAACCCATCAGGAAATTTTTTTGCATGATCATAAATCTTTGCAGCATCATCTGCATTCATAAAACCTTTAATGTGATGTATCTGTGACACGTAGTCCTCCATTATTTCACCTTTATCTCGCAGTAGTCTGTTGTACAGTATGCCTCGCCCATTGCTTCTAGGTTGTCTACACCATCGTAAATTGCCCCAAAGTCAATATGCTTTAACTTACCTACGTGACTATTATACTCCTGTTCAGAGATCTGAGTATATGGTTGTTGTGGGTATGTGTGATTTCCCATTGGAAGGAATGATACTGCCTTTAATTGTCCCTCGTACATATGTAGTGCTGGAACAACATGCTTTGACTCTGTTTCCTTGTCAAATGAAAGTGTTACAGAAACCCCATTATCAGACCAGTACTTCTGAGCAGTTGCTGCAAGAGCAATCTTCTCAAATAAAGTAACATCTTTTTCAGATCTTGGATGACCTGACTTAATTGGGAAATATACTACGGATGTATTTGCTGACACTACATCATTTTCAATCTTGTATCCCGCTGCTTTAAACAAATGAACCATTGGATCTGTATTTCCAAAACGAATAGCACGAAGGAAGAACTCTCCTCCAGGACCCCAGTGAACTCCAGGAGTTGCACCAGAAAGAATTGAAACTGATCCTGATGGCTTGACTGTTGTTACACGAATTGATTCACGAACACATAGCCATTCAGAATACTGATTGTCGTAATGACGAATTTTGTTATATCCCTCATCCATCCATTCACGAACTGTTGGCAAGCCCTTTAGATCTGCAAAAGATGCAATGCCTGTGAGCGATGTACCAATGCGACGATTACGTTGCATAATTCCGTTTGTCTGTTGCCAATGTGTTGGAACAAGAGTTACAGTTTTTCCATATAGGTATGCAAACTTCAGGGTACGCAGGAAATCCTCCTTAGAGTCATGACGATTTAAATGCACTTCTACAAGTGTACATAATTCGTAAGACTCTAATGGCTGCTCCGCACATGGATTAAAGCCCATCACACGATAGTCTTTTCCATCTGGCGCATCCTTTAGTCTGCCATAATTACGAGCAACGTCAAGCCAGATAAAACCTGGTTCTCCGTTTTCTGTAATTAAATCTACATAGTCTTCATACTTTGTTCCTACTTCTGCTGAAATAGAATTATTAGACATCCATGCCCATCCTGGATTATCTGAATCAAATGAATTACGCTCTGGGAACATTTCTGAATTCTTTAAGTTCATGAATGTTTCATCCCCCTCACTCCCCAAGGCAAGGGTTGCGGATCTGCGAACGTTGCCTGATACTACGCAAGTACCAATAAGATTTACTAAATCTACAATGGCACGAGAGTCTAGTGTTTCACCTGCTCTGGAGCCGATTACACGGTCTATATGGTCATGCAACTTGATAAGAGGTGCAGGCCCTGATGCAACGCCTCCAAAGCCCTTAATGGCCGAACCAAGGGGTCTGATGAGGTCGTAGTTAAACTTTTGAATACTTTGATTTGCTCTTAAATAGGAGTTGATAAGAATTCTAACTGACTCGACCCAGCCTTCACGAGTGTCTGGAATTTCAAACACCTGTTCAGGTTCTGTCGGGGCATAGATTGAGAAATTCTTATCCTGTCCAACTGTATCAAATCCTACACCAATACCAAGCATAAGGGCATCCATAACCCAAGCAAACAAAGCCCCTGGATCATTTTTGTCAAGGTCCTTTGTTGAAACCATTGCACAATTTTGAAGTGCTGCTGAATTTTTCTTTTCCATAACCATGGGAGTACCAAAAGCCCACATACCACGTCCTGGTGGAGTCCACTTTAAATTAAACATTCTATCAAAAGCCTCTTGTGCAGATTTCTGAGCCTTATAATCATTCCAGGGTAAACGGTTCTCTTTAGCATGATTCTTTTGAACTGAATACATACCCTCGATTACTCGACGACAAACTTCGTGCCATCGCTCTTTAGTTCCATCTTCTTTCATTCTGGAGTATGTCCTGATAAAGGTGATCTCTCCAAGTGAATTCTCTGCTGCATCTTTAAAGCCAAAAGGGCTTTCAACGCTTTTATATTTTTCAACAAAGTCTTCTGGAAGCCTAAAACTAAAGAAATCTGACATGTATTATCGTCCTTTCAAAAACGGATTAAGTGTTAAGTATAGCAGAGTTTTCAAAAAAACAAAACTCTACCTAAAGGTGTTATTGAGAGTTAGTTAAAACTCATACCTCTGTGTGCATCTTTTGTTTTTTTAGTAAGTTTATTAAATGTTATAGTTTGTTCTATTCCAGTTACAGGACATTTTTGTACTATTGATCTGTATCCTAATAGATGACGAATAAAGTTTTTAATCATAGGATTGGAACCCAATGCTGTTCTGGTGAGCCTTTCATATTTTGCAATGGAGACACATCATAAGCAATTGTGATTCTGTCTTTTTCAAAAGGCCAGTTGCTAATACCATGAGCATGTCCAGTTTCAGAAAGGATTGCACGGTTATTAACATTAACATTCAAAAACTCTGTCTCTCCTGAAATCATATACTTTGTATATGAAGGCTCTGCATTAACGCAGTAGTATCCATGAAAATCTGGTGCTCCTTGACCGTTTAAATGGTCATGAAGATATGTATTTGGTAGTGGCTCTGGCTTGCTATTTTTATCAGCATTAAACCATCCCTGAATCATATAGTTTTGATCTTTAGCATTAATACCATAGTAGTCACAGGCTTCTAAAACCATGTCTCTAATTGAAGAATAAAGTGCTCTAATATTCTCATCATGAAACTGAAAGATATTATACTTCTCTCCTAGTTGAGTAGTAAATGATGCTTTATCTACTGACTCATAGTCTTTATTTTTTACCCCTGGAACATTTTCAGAAGAAAGTCTTTCTTTAAGACTCAAAAGAGATGTTTCGAGTTTTGGAAGATCTAGACTTAAATGTCTTTCAAAAAACTTGTGACTTGGTTTTGCCATTGCTATCATGCTAGTGGAATCCAATGTTGCTCTTGATCCATTCCAAACTTTTGAATATCTCTTAATGGAATAACGTCATAGGCAACTGTAATTCTTGGACCTTCCCAGTCCCAATCGGCCATAGAGTGTGGATGCCCCATTTCAGAAAGGATTGCACGATCATTCTTGTTATGATTCTCAATCTCCTTATCAAAAACCTTGTAGTAGGTAATTGAAGGCTCTGCACTTACAGAGTAGTACCCATGAAAGTTTGGAGCACCAGTTGGACCATGATCATGCCAATCAAGTTTACCCTTACCAGCATGAGTAATATTAAACCATCCCTGAAGCATAAACTTTTCTTTTTCAAAATCAATACCGTAGTAGTCGCATGCTTCAATTGTCATATCTTTTACCGATTTGTACAAATTATAAATACCAGTTGAGTGGAATTGGAAAACATTATACTGTCTCCACTTCATTGTTGATACACTATTTGACTGCTTCCAGGCTTCGTTAGCACCTACTGGAGTTACGCCTACAACTTTTGCTTTTTCAATCTTTTCATATCTATCCTGTAGTTCTGATGCTAGGACCGATAGGTTATTGTTAAGATATCTTTCAAAAAACTTATGTGGCTGAGTGGACTTGCTCACACTCTGAATATCGGTTGGATATTGATTCATGTTCATTACTGCTCCCTTTGCTATTTATACTAGTATACCATATTGCTTAAAGTGGCTTTGGATTAGACTTTTTTGCCATCTCATATAAAATTATATCATGCTGGTTTAGTTCTTTAATCCTGTTAATCATTTTATCAGTTATGTCAAACCTTTTAGATGTGCTTGAGTTAAACATCATATGTCTGTGCTGAAAGTTTGGGACAAAGCCATATGTTTTACCCATATACCTAATTATGTCATCTAATAGTATATCTCTGGTCTCCACTGTATAACAACCAATAGAGTCAACTTTGTCCTGCATTACTGACTCATCAAACGAATAATCTTTAAGAAACCACTCATTCATGGTTTTATCCATTATGCTTTTAGTGCTGTTAAATCCTGCTTCATCTACAGTTCCCGTCAAAAATTTTGTTTGCATGTCTGAAAGGTATGGATATATCTCTGGGTTATATAGCCACTGGTCAAATATTTTTTCAAGTTCCTCAAAACTTCTGGAGTTTTCATACATGAAAAAGAACCAACTAATAAACCTCTCAACTGGATCTCTTAATATTGTAAAAGATTTTAAATCTTTAATAAATAGATTAGGATAGTTCCCTAAGTGTCCAGAAATAAACTCAACATCTTTAAACATGTCTGGACTAATGGCCCTATCATGATAAACAATTGCTGATTTTAGTTTATTGGTCTGAAAAGCCAAATGGACCGCAGATCTAATGAATAGGCCTGAAGTCCTTGGCGCATGATGATGGTAAAGCAATTACATCATGACTTACGATTGTGTACTACCATGTTTCCAGCAATAAATGTATCTGCTGGTTCCATGTCAAACTTATAAACTGTTGATGGAGTTTCATCAATTTCAATTGATGTTACTAGAATCTCATTGAAAGCATGAAAATTGTAATCATATTCCATTACATAGTCTCCAACTTCTAGAAGTCCTGTACTAATGTATCCATAGATTCCATTACGCTTATATAGAATTCCCTGTACAGTTGAATACTTCTTTGTTGAGTCCCCGTTAATTGTCAATGTTGCTGGCATTTCTTTTTCAACAACAGATGCAACGTTTGTCTTAACAATTGCTTGGTTTGTCAATTTATCAAAAGCAAGTGTCATTGGATCAGCAACAGTTTCATCTATCATTTCATCAAATGAGTGTGCCCATACTTCTTGTCCAGTAACAACATCCTTTGCAGGAATCTGAATGTATGTGTCTTCTGGACCAACAACTGATACTAGTGTATCAGGAGCAATACATCCTCCTCCTGGAGAGAATCCGAATACACCGAATGGTGAGAATCCAAATACTCCGAATGGTGAGAAACCAAATGGTGAGAACCCAAATACACCGAACGGAGAGAATCCGAATACACCGAACGGAGAGAATCCGAATGGAGAGAATCCGAACACGCCGAATGGTGAGAATCCAAATACTCCGAATGGGGAGAATCCGAATACTGAGAACGGCACAAATGAGAATGTTGTAACAGATGCTGACCATGCAGACCATTCTGACCAACCCTGAGCATTGTAGGCTCTAACACGGTATGTCTGTGCTGTTCCTGCTTCTTGTGCAATATTTGTTGTAAGAGCATTTACTGTAGCAGACTTTCCGTCAGAAGATTCAATCTGATAGTTAGTAATTGCTTCTCCACCGTTATCTGCTGGTGCTGACCATGACACTGTGTCATATGTTGCACCTGATGGTGATGATGCTGTAACTCCTGTTGGAGCATCAGGAACAGACTTTATATCTGCGTTACTCTGTGAAGACGCTACAGATGTTGTTGCTGTTGCTGCCTGACCAACTGGAGCATTTGCAAGAATTGTGAATGCGTATGCTGTACCTGCTCTTAAACCTGTAACTGTAAATGGTGAAGACGTTGCTGTGAATGTAGTAGTTCCATATACTGAGTTAGCGAAAATTGTATAAGAAGAAGGAGTGGCACCCATAGCATTCTTATTGAATGTAATCACGGCTGTTGATGAGAAATATGCTCCACCAAAACCTGGGACTACGCTTACGATGTAAGGTTGCCCTGGGGCTACTCCCCAAAAACTTACTGCAGCCTTAGCAGATTTACCTGCTTTACCACCTCTACGAATAGTTGCCATTTATATCTCCTTTTTTCTTATTAAATTTGTATTACGCTGTCAAGTCGCCAGAAACGATCCAAGTATTTGTATCACGCTTGATCAATGTTGCCATTGAGTAACGATCACGGAACTTGAGTCCTGGTGTATTAAGAACTGTAACTCCTGCACCTGCAACGATTGTTGTCTGGCCTGTACCCTTTTGGAATACATCGATTGATGAACCAATTGTAAATGCTACTGATGAGTTTGGTGGAATTGTAACAGAATTTGCTGAAGCAGAATCCATTTCAATTACATTTCCTTCATCTGAAAGTACTGGTGTGTAAGAAGTTGTCTTGTTATTAAATGATGCGACAGTTGCTGCTGAAAGTTCAGCCTTGCTTGCCTTTAGAGCAAGAGCATTTGTCATTGTTGTTGAGAAGTTTGCATCGCTACCAAGCGCTGCTGCCAACTCATTAAGTGTGTCAAGTGCTGCTGGAGCAGATGCTACGAGTGCTGAAACTGCTGTTCCTACGAACGCTGTTGTTGCTACCTGTGTAGTATTTGTTCCTGCTGTTGCTGTTGGAGCAGTTGGTGTGCCAGTGAATGCTGGTGATGCAAGCGCTGCCTTAAGAGCATCTGCTGTATCTACGTATGACTTAGTTGCAAGAAGTGAAGTATCTGCAATTCCGTGTACGCTTGTTGTTGCTGAGTTGTGTGTTGTAACATTACCATCAGCATATGTCTTTGTAGCAAGAGCAGATGTATCAGAAATTCCGTGTACGTTTGCTGTTGCTGAATTATGTGTTGAGATTGCTGTTGCACGGCTTGAAGCCTCTGTTGTTCCTACTGCATCGGCATATACCTTTGTAGCAAGAAGTGCTGTATCAGCAATTCCGTGTACTGAAGTTGTGATTACCTTGTGAGCATTTACTTCAGCAAGTGCTGCTGCATTGGCCTTAGTTTGTGCTCCAGATGTTGTTTCAAGTACTGATGTATCTGCAATTCCGTGAACATTTGTTGTATCTGCTTCGTGTGTCGCAATTGCTGTAGTAACTGCTGTAGTTGTAGCAAGTGCTCCTGTATTTGCGATACCGTGAACATTTGTTGTTGTTCCATTATGTCCAGAAACTTGATTTGTAACATAAGTAACTGCATCTGCAAGTTCTTTAAGTGTATCAAGTGCTTCTGGTGCGTTTGCAATAAGGTTTGTAAGGTATCCAATTGGAATCTTACCTGAGCCATCAAGAGGGACTACACCATTGGTTGCACCCTTTTGGGTTAGTGGGATGTAATCATCAAGAGTACCACCCAAGTCTTCTAAGTTCTTAAAGTAGGAGAGAGTTGACCATGCATTAACGCCATCGCCCATTTTGAACTGGCTGGTGTCTGTTTCAAACCCAATTTCTCCTGCTGCTAAAATTGGATCTGCTGCCGTCCATTGGGCTGCAGTTCCTCTGCGCTGTTGCATTCTAGTTGCCATTTATATTCTCCTTTTATCCGTTCTGCGGATGTCTTTCTGTACTATTATAACATCAATTTTTAATTGAAGTTATCTACTGCTGAACCACCATCGAATGAAACGTCCCAAGTAGTTGAACTTGGAGATCCTCCATCGAGACCTGATCCTTGCGGACTATTGAAACTTCCGCCACTGCGGAATTGTGAAACAATAAATCCTGTACCATCGATTGCTGTATCGTGGATGTGCTGTGGTAGATCTAATGTGTCATCAATTGCAGCAAGTGTTACCCATCCTGCTGAAGAATAAACATTAACTCTATTAGTTAGAGAGTCTAGCCAAAGTGCACCCGCTGTTGGGTTGGAAGGAGCGATTGCACCTGAAGCCATTTGACTTGATTTTGAATCTACATATGCCTTTGTTGCTGCATCAGAAGCAGATACTGGTGTTGCTACCTGTACTGTTCCCCCGAAAACTGCAGTTCCTGCGACCTGTAGTCCATTTTTTACTTTGAAGTCTTTATTGACTGTAGCCAAAGTGATCACGCCCCTTTATTATTTTAATTTTTTAAGCAATAAGAGTTCCAACAACGTATACATCTGATGATGCATTGATTGTTGTTACCCGAATTCTTGCGTCAGTACCGTTTACGTCTGCTGTAACTGTGGCAAGTGTGCCATTTGTTCCAACAAGTGCGTATTCTGTAATAGCAATGTTGTTTGAAGTATCAAGTGTTAGGAGTAACTCTGAAATTTCAGTGTGTGTTCCATTCTTGGTCTTTACAAGTACCTTTGCAGATCTGAAATCTGCAATTGGCCATGAATATGCTGTTGCTGTTGATGCTGTTGGTACGTTAACTGTTGCTGCAAACTCTTTTGCAAGTGTTCCCAACTTTACAGCAAGATATGTTGGTGATGCTGTTGAATCACCATTTGCAATTGCTGTTGTTACTGATCCACCAACTGCTGTTAGTGCACGAGCATTTGTGAAGTAAAGGTTTGAAGTACCTTCTTCAATTGCATCTGTATTGATTGCGTCAACTGCTGCTGTAATTGCACCAGATACTGCTGCGACTGCTCTAGCATCTGTAAAGTACTTATTTGTACCTTCTGCAATTGTTGAAGTTGATAGCGCTCCAGTTGCTGCTGTGATTGCTGAGTTACGGTTAGTAACTTCTGTTGCAATAAGTCCGTCAGCATAAGTCTTTGCTGCATCACGCTTAGTTGTAGCATCTGATGCTGCTGCAGTGATTGCTTCTGACTTTGCAGTTGCAATATCAGATGTTACTGCTGTGCGAAGTGTTGTATCTGCTGCTGTAGCAAAAGCCTTTGCTGCGTCAGCCTTTGTTGTAGCATCTGTTGCTGCTGCTGTTGTTGCAGCAGACTGGGCTGCGTTAGCCTTTGTTGTAGCATCTGATGAAGCAGTAGAAATTGCTTCTGACTTTGCAGTTGCAATTGCTGTTGTAAGAGTTGTTGACTGATTTGTATTTGCTGTATCAACATAGCCCTTAGTTGCTGCTTGAAGATCTGCTGTTGGTGCACCTGAAAGAACAAGTGCTCCAGTTAGTGTTCCACCAGCGAGAGGAAGTTTAGTTCCAATAGTAGTGGTTAAGTTTGTAATAACATTTGGGTTATTTCCAAGTGCTGCTGCAAGTTCGTTCAATGTGTCAAGCATTGCAGGTGCTGAGTCAACAACGGCTGCAACTGCAGTAGAAATTGCTGAGTTACGGTTTGTAACTTCTGTTGAAATTGCTGAAGAGATAGCAGAGTTACGGTTTGTAACTTCTGTTGAAATTGCTGTTCCAATTGCTGTGTCTCTAGCGGTTGCTTCTGCTGCAACCTTAGAAGTTGCATCTGATGCAGCAGTAGAAATTGCATTTGTAACGGCTGTTGCCCGTGCAGTTGCTTCGGCTGCAACCTTAGTTGTAGCATCTGTTGCTGCAGCGGTTGTTGCTGCTGCTTGTGCATCTGAAGCCTTTCCATCAGCATAAGACTTTGTTGCAAGAAGTGCAGTATCTGCAATTCCATGAATATTTGTTGTATCTGCTTCGTGTGTTGAAAGTGCAGATGCTGCGGTTGCTTCTGCTCCAGACTTAGCATTATTAGCCTTTGTAGTTGCATCTGATGCTGCTGAAGCAATAGCCTCTGACTTTGCTGTAGCAACTTCTGCATCTGTAGCAAATGCTGTGTTAAGAGTTGTTGTAATTGTGATTCCTGCTGAACCATCAAAGTTTGCTGTACCAGAAACATCACCTGAAAGTGCAATTGCTCTTGGTGTAGCAAGTGTAGATGCTGTTGATGCGTTACCAGTTAGTGCTGCAGTGATTGTTCCTGCTGCAAAGTTACCTGATGCATCACGCTTTACTACCTTGTTTGCAACGTTAGCAGAATCTGCTCCGCCACCTGCAAGTGAAACAATGTAATCAATGTCTGCCTGCTTCTTTGTTAATACGTCTGAGCCACCGACTGTTGCGGATGCGCCTTCAACGATAAGACCATTCTTGATCTTAAAATCTTTATTTACTGTAGATGCCATTTTTTATATCTCCTTATTATGCCTTTAATCCCATACGTGCATAACGTACAGTGATTGGCTTGATCGCAGGGTCTGGAGTAACTGTTAAAGTTACGGTATTTCCAGTGCGAGAGACAGTAATGGTTCCCATATTCCCATCGTTGTCGATAGTTCCAAATTCGTTAACAGATACATTTACTCCGTCAACCAAGATGGTCATTTCTGTAGCATAGTATTTATTTACGCCACCAGAATTCTTAGATATAGAGATAAGGTACTTAACCATTCTCCATTCAGTTGCATCAAAGTTATCAATTACTGATGCATTTTCAATACCGTAGATGGTATTGTCATTATTGCCAAATACGCCTGCACGTGTTGCTTGTGCTGCGGTAGTGTCAATTAGATCTTCGTAATCTGCCTGTGATGGGCGATCACCAGTCTGGAATTTTTGCTTAAGTGCTGTGAGTGATATTTGGGCCATGTTGTTATTATAGCATTATTTTTTACAGAATATAATTGCTGTAGCCAATAATTGCTACTCCTATCGGTGCTGGATTCTGCCTTGTATACCCATCTAAACCTATGTTAGATATACGCAGTCTGAAAGGTAAACTTTCATTTACCAATACTTTTTTTGGTACTGATGCTACTTCAAAAGCAATATTGTTTGCTTTGTTAATTGTTAAATCTGCAACGGGATTAAGATTTATTAAACCAAGGGCAACGGCTGGGAGAATTGTAGAAACAAGTCTTTTTGCCATTAAACCGTTCTATCAGTGACTTCTGCAATAACGTTCATAACGCCTCTGCAAACAGTCCAAACCACTACTGGGTCTGTTAACTGTACATCAAAGATATCTCCTGTTGATAAAAGTTTGGCTTGCCCTGGTGCTAAATAAACTGTAAATTCTCCTGCAAGATCAAATGCTGTTTTTGAGGGAAAAACTGAAAATAGCAAAGAAGATCCACGTCTAAAGTCTGCTTTAATTGAATAATCATCTGGGTTAATAGCAACCTGCTTATCATCTTCAACATAAATTCTAAATGATGCGCTATCGCCTTTTACAACAGTCCATCTTACAATTGGAGGAGTTGCTCCAATTTCAATCTCGCCATTGGCATTAGTTGCCTGAGATGATGTGACTGTAGTTGTTCTTAATGTTGGCATATTTAGATTATACCACGATTACGAGAGGCCAGCAGCAAGTGCGCCCCATGTACCGTTTCCTTTTGCTTGAACTATTACTACTCCTGTAGTTGCTGCATGTCCTACAATTCCTACTGCTGCTCCACCAGAGTCAGGACGAGTCTTTGTTAGTCCCCCGCCATTTGCAACGTATAAAACATCTCCTGCTAAAAATGAACTTGTGTTTACTCCTTCAACAACACCAGCAACAACTACAACGCCATTAGAATTATTTCCAAGAGATGTTTTTGTTAAACCTAAAATTGGCTTTGTTATTACTGGAGTAGAAAGAGCAATCTTAGTTCTTACAGTACTATTTGAATCTACATTTGATCCTACTGCATAAACTGGATACCCCGCAGGAATTGTATTACCTGTTTCATTTCTTACAAGAATCTCAAAATATGAGACACCAAGGGGTGGAAGAATTGTTTCTAATCTATCAACAATAACTTTAATATCATTAGTTATATCAACAGGATCAGAGTCCTCTGGATAAGGTATTGAATATTTAACTGAGTCTTTTGCCATGATAAATAATTATACCACGCTTAAACTTGACTTTTGCTGCCAAACCTAGTAAAATTATGTTATACTTATCAGTAGACACCTACCAGGGTGTTATTGTTTTCTAAGGAGGAAACTATGATTAAATGGATCGAAAGAAACAAGGAAATCATCAGCATACTCAGTATTAGTCTGTTGGTTGGAACATCAATAAACGCTGCTAATGCTAATAATACAAAAAATAACCTAAGCCTGGAACAGGCTCAGTCATCACAAAACGCCTCGAAAGAGGTTTTTTTGGTTTCTAAGGCAAAAAGACTAGAGAGTTTTGAAAATAAGACATCTCTAACAGATTTAGAACTTAAGGAACTTCTTGGCCTTGTTGGTTTTAAGGGCAATGATCTAGTCGTGGCTTGGGCTATTGCAAAGAAGGAATCTAATGGCCGTCCACTGGCTTTTAATGGCAATCACAAAACAGGAGACTCTTCATACGGAATGTTTCAGATCAATATGATTGACTCTCTTGGTCCTGATCGTAGAGACAAGTTTGATATTGAATCTAATGCTGAACTTTTCAATCCCGTCAAAAATGCCGAAATAGCATACTACATGTCTAATGGTGGGGAGAACTGGTCTTCTTGGAAGGGCATTACTGCTAAGACTAAAGAGTGGATGTTAAAGTTTCCTAAGTAGTTTTACTTACAAAAGGAGATAGCAGCATATTTTCTTCCACTTGTTATTGGAAGAACCCTATGAACATATTCTACTGATGATGGAAAGATCAAAAGATCTCCTGCAGAGGGTTTAAAAGGAGTACCTATATGGTCTTTAAACTCCACCTCTCCACCCTCATAGTCATCATTTAAATAATAAACCAGGGAAACTAGGCAAGGGTGTGGATCTCCATTATCTGAGTGCCAGGTAAGTTTTTGAGTTTCTTCATATGATAACAATTCCCAGGCTTCTCTTTCTATAATCTTGAATCCGTATTCTTTAATAAAATCAATCAATGCAAGGGATGTTTGGCTAATTATTTTTTGATTAAGTTTTACCTTTTCTAATCTTGCATTTACTCCAGCAAGTGACTTATCAGATTTGTCTGGAAATAAACTAAAAACGGTACAAGATCTTAAACTTGTATCATATTGATGATTATTAATTGTGGCATTTTTAAATCCAACATTTGGATATTTATTGGTGATTTCATTGGCTGCATCAATAATTACCATTGGGGTTTTAGATATATTGTGGTATACCACTATCTTATCACCTAATATTGTTTTTTCCATTTTTTATCCTTATCTAAACCAGTTTGGCATTGAATATTTTGTACCCGCTATCACTTCTTTTGCATAATGAGAAAATAGGTTTGTTGATGGAAAAACTAAAAACTCATCTTTTTTTGGTTTTAATTCTAAGTCTATATATTTAAAATTTATTTCTCCTCCAAGGTAGTCATCATTAATATAGTATACCGTAGATACTTGTCTTGGATATGCCCTAGAGGCATCTGTGTGCAATTTAAAAAAATCTCCAACTTCATACTTTAATAGGGCCCAACCTTCTCCTTCTAAATCAAAATATCCATAACTATTTTGATAGTCATTAAGACATTCTTTTACTGCAAGATTTGCTGCATTTTTTAAAGTAGATACCGCCAAAAATACTTTTTCTTCTTTACTAATTCCATTAAGACCAATAACTGAGCCTTGACGCAATTCTGGTATCACTGTTGCAGCATTTACATTGCCACGACCAGTTGTTGTTTTATGCCAAGATATAAGTTCTTTATTTGCAAGATCAACAATATCTTCAACATAACCAATAGATTCTGGAATTAATCCAGAGTATCCAACTACCCCAGGAAAGTATTCTGTCTTTATCATTTTATTTTGCATACATATTGTGAACTAAGATATCTGCTGCAAAATACATATCTTTTACTTCTGTATCAATAGAAATAACATTAACAACAGAGTCATCATAATCAATAGAGTCTACACGAATAGTATCGCCTTCACTATCAACCATATAATCTCCAACAACAACGTGCTCCATAGAAACAAACATCCAAACATCGGATCTTTTTACTAACATTGTATGCTCATAGGTAACCTTTAATTTATTATTTAATAAATAATAACCTGGATTTGTTGCTTTCTTTATATCTGTTACAAATGTTGTTGTAAAAACAGAATCATCAATGTTATCTGATCTCCAAGACTCTAGTATTGTAGGATATTCTTCATCTGGTATAGATAAAATATTTAAAGAAAGTAGTTCATCTCCAACTTCTAAATCTTCAATATTTTTATATGTTCTGTCGGCAAGCAAAATTGGTGTTTCGTATAGCAAACATCCAGCACTGAATCCACCAGTAGCAATAGTGTTAATAGTGTTAATAGTGTTAATAGTGTTGATAGTGTTAATAGTGTTGATAGTGTTAATAGTGTTGATAGTGTTAATAGTGTTGATTGTATTGATTGTGTTAATTGTGTTAATAGTGTTAATAGTGTTGATAGTATCGATAGTTGCACATGAATCAATGCAATAGTATGCTGTTCCAATTTGTGTTCCAGAGCAACCTATAACCTTAACTCTAACTGCATATCCACAACACTCTGCACGATAGGCAGTTCCTGATGGAATTTCATCTGACAAGCACACATTAATTGTGTTAATTGTGTTAATTGTGTTAATTGTGTTAATTGTATCAATTGTGTTAATTGTGTTAATTGTGTTAATTGTGTTAATTGTGTTAGGAACTCCACAGAATGTTCTGCCCATGCTTCTTGCTGGACAAGAACTTGCAGTACATGGATCGTATTGATATTGCATCCATGTTCCATATCCATCTGAACCCACATTGACACAATAGCCAGCATCATCATCTTGGCAGCATGGCTGTGGTCCTGTATTAATTGTATCGATAGTATTAATTGTATTAATTGTTGCAATAGTGTTGATAGTATTTATTGTGTTAATAGTATCAATTGTATTAATTGTATTAATTGTATTAATAACTGGAGCAACATAAGTTTTATAAGTAAAACTAACAGAGGTTTCATAATCAACCTCAGTTCCACTTGGTGGATTTTGTGAAAAAAGTTTTAAATTATCTGCCTGTGTATTTGTATCTGTTGATGCAGAACTTCCAATAATCAATCCTGCTGCGGTTATTGTCAACTCTGCTTCTGTTTTTGACAAACCAACTAAAGATGGTACTGATACCATACCTTTTCCAAATAGCCCTAGTGTGGTCAGCATTTTTAAACCTTACGCTATCAAATCGCCAACAAGTATCCAGGTGTTCTCTTCTAATTTAATAAGTGTTGCTCCTGAGTATCTTGCTGCAATCTTCTTATTAGAATTCTTGCTTTGAATAGTTACCCCGTTTGCACCAGAAATTGATGTAACTCCAACGCCGTAACGAATAATGTCAAGCCTTTGACCAATAACAAATGGAGTAGTGCTGTTTGCTGGAACAACAATCTCATTTACTGTGTCTGAGTTTGCAATAATTGTACGACCAGCATCTTCTAAAACAATTGTATATGTTGCAGTGTTGGTTTTTGAAAGCAGTGAAGTAGAATCAGAATATGATCTCCAATTAGTTCCATCAAAATATTGAATTTGATTTATTGGTAATCCTGCTGCATTATTTCTAACAAAACAGACAATTCCTTTTTTATTTTCTGATGAGATATCAGTAAAAACCAAATCTCTTGCTGCTGGGTTTAAAAAATTATTTACTCCAGCCTTTGCTTTAACTACAGATTCAAATGTTACAGAAGTAGAAAACCGCTGATCTGCTGACCAGGTATATGCTGCACCAGTATTAACCGCTCCTGCAATTGGATGCCACTTATCTGTTTCTGAACTATATATATATGCTACTTTTGATTCTGAATCAATTGATTTTGGCATTATGCACCGACCTTTACAAACGCAGTAGTAGAAGAATCATAAACCCACATCTCAAGTGGTGAAGTTCCTTTTTTAATCCAGATTAAACCATTAACAAGACCAGTAGTTGGTGTTGCTGTTTGATATTGAGAGGTTGCAAACTGAACTCCATTTCCACCAGTTACATCAGAGTCTACCCAGATCATTCCATCTACAATAGATGATGGTTCATTGGCTGTGTATTTGCTTCCAATACCTTTTGCATTAATGGTAGCAATATCTGTTTTAATATCTTTAATATGACCTACAAGAGATGGCCTTACAATGTCTGCCTCTGATGCTGGAGGAGTTTTTGATCCATAGTGGTAGATTCGAAGGGCTTCTTGAATATCTGCAGCCTCATCCATTCCAGGAACCTTAGTATTAAATACTCCAGTGCCATTATCTGTATTATCTATATTTTTATTTGCCATTTATTTTCACCTTTTCGATTATACCACAGTAATCAGAATATGAACCTTACGGGTATCGGCTATCTGAGACCATGTCCCTCCTGAAAATTCTGCTGCTTTAATTGTAATTGGCAAAGTAAGGGTATCATTTGTAACTGTTACTGCACCAACAGAAATAGAAGAAGCGATGGGATTAGTGCCAACAATGCTATGCTGAATATTAAAATTTGCAGCAGTTAGATTTTGATTATTTGTCAAAGATGCAATCTTCTGAACATTAAAAGTTATTGTTTTTGATCCTGCAGAAAAAGCAACATCTAAATTTTCGGAATAAATTGCGGGATTAACTTTAAGCCTTGAAGTCCATGTATTACCGCCAGGCTCAGAGATGTATTCATACATATAAGTATATTCTAAATCAGCCTTAGATACATTTATTGCCCAGTCTCCAATGTTTGGAACTTGGCTTCCTAAAGCCCCAGAGTTATTTGGATTCTGGTTTGAAGCAAAAATCTTGCTTCCTCTTGTGCCTGATGGACCAAAGTCAACATCTAAGTTTACTATATCTGGACCACCAATTACAGTAATGTTATCTGTCGATAAAAGTAGTTCTGCCATATTATGCTCCAGTTACGTCTGCTGTTACAGTGACTGTTCCAGTTAGAAGTGTATAAATTTTATTTGAGCCTTGAGCAATTTGAACATCATAAACATATTCTGTTCCAGCAGTTAAAGTTCTTCCTGTTGCTGGCAAAATAGAACAAGTAATATAACTGTTATTTGAAGCAATGTTTGCAGTTGCAGCAACAGTAAATGCTGGGTTTGCTCCACGAGATGTACTTATAGTAAAAGTTGCTGCGTAGTTTGAAAGTGAGAAAATGGCACCAGAAGAATCTTTAGGGTATATGTTGAAATCATAGGTATCACCCTTATAATAGTTAATATTGTATGTGCCTGGAAATGCCATTATTCCTCCTGCTTAATTATACCATGCTAGAACGTTGAAAGATAGATTGATTTCAATACTGCCATGGAGTCTAGGTCTGCTCTTAGTTGTGGAACTATACCACTTGACTTGTCTACGCTATCATCTAAGTATAGCAAGTGGGTTGTTGACAGTTCATAGTCATATTGGTATTTAAGGTTTGCAACAAAACTTGTAACGGCTTTTCCAGTATCTGGGAAATAGGATCTTGCCCAAACCTCAGTATTATTTCCATATGTCGATAAATCAAAAGTATATGTAATTCTAAGTTGTGACCCAATGTCTAAATGTTTTAAGTTAATTCTACGAGTTTCTGGATTGTATAAACTTATGTTATCTTTAGGCAAATATTTTTCATTTGTTCCTTTACCCAGAGCATCAACATAAACATCTACCCAACCATCGTCTCCCCGTGTTGCTCCAAGTGAAAAGTTTATAGAGTTTCTATTATCGTAATTGGCCCACCCATCGGCAAATAAAGACTTTCCATCCTTGCCTGCTGGTCCACGTTCACCTTGAACTCCTGCGGGTCCCTGTGGGCCCACCTGGCCGTCTAATCCCCTAGGTCCTGCGGGTCCCTGTGGACCTTGAACTGGTATATAAAGGCTGCTGTCTATAGAACCTATTTCTTGTGATTGCTGAACTTGATCAGCATAATTTGTTTTTCTGCTACCTGGAAAATCTGTGCTTCTGCTTAACGCCATTATTTTTTAACCTTAAAAGTTTGTGACTTTCCAGATTGGTATGTTATTTTAATTACGGAAGGGAGATTCTTTTTATTTTCAGAAACTTTAATTACTGGCATTAAAGAGATCCTCCAGTATATGTGATATCACCAATTACTGATATAGTTCCAATAAGGGGGGTCCAGATAACATCTAGAGCATCTGTTGATCCATTAATTGTTACTTGAAGATCAAACATTAATTCTCCAACTTTCGATCCCCGACCTGTTCCCCAGTCTTTAGTTGTAGAGGCAGGTGCTGAAATAGTAATAGTTCCAGGGGCTGGCTTAGTGACAGTTAAAATATCAACTAGGTCAGTTGACTTCTCATATGCTGTTGAAATAAAATCCCAAGTAGTGATATTATATGGGGTAACCTCATCATCTTGCAAAAAACTAACAGTGATTGAGGATGTATCTCCTCTAACCACAGACCATTTAATATTTACAGGGTCTGCTCCAAAAATTTCAGGGCCATAAGAAGAGGAGTTCATAATACTTGATTATACCATAAAAAATGACTAATACCAAGGTGGTGGGTATAAGACAACCAAGGTATTAGTCTTTAAAATTATACCATAAAACGGACAATACAGACATGATATTAAAGTTTACCAGATTGTTACAATTGACAATGTCCGTTTTGTTACCATAAGTCTTTTATGCCAGGATTGCGATAGTGTATACTTAAATATATATAAGAGAAAAGAACTATCTTTAAGGTTTGTATATAGAAGATATCTTATATATAGTATATAGCAAATTATTTATTAAGTTTTTCAATATGCTCAATTAAAATTTTATACATATCGTCAAGTTTCTTTTCTTGGCGATCTCTAGATTTTATAGAATCAATTCTCTGTTCGTCCAAAGCGTTTTCTAATCTTGAAATTTGGTCTTTCATCGATGATCCAGAATTCGGTTTAAGTTCGACGAGATAATGTTTGACGAGCCACTTGATTGCACCAGCAAGAACTGCTACAATTGAAAGTACGGAAACGGCAAGGGCTGCCCAATCTTGAATTGTCATAACTGTATTATTATAAGGGGTGTTTTCAAAAATATGAAACAAAGCATACTTGACACTCTGTCGTTTTCAAAACAAATTATTATATCTCCAGATATGGATGGTTTGGTGTCGGCGCAGTTATTAAATCGTTTTAACGGTTCAAAAATAGTTGGCACGTATGATAAGAACATTCTTTGTTTGGCAGATGGCGTAAATCCATATGAATGTTTGTTTGTTGATTGCGATATGAATCGTCAAAATTATGTGTCACTTGGAAATCATATGCGACTGTTAAATGATTGTATGTCGGTTGAGTCTTTTAATCCGAATGTTCACTTCGGCGTCTCGACATATAGCGACAAGTTTCCATATGCAACTGCATTTTTAATTTCGTTTGCAACAGAGGTTCAAACCTCCGACTCTGACCTTATCCGCATGGCATACGCTGATTCAACTCTTAAGAATATGGAGTCTTACAGCGCTAACATGATTAATTGGTCAAAACGGATGGAACATCCTGCAGTAAAGTATATTACAGACAATTCGGACATTGCAAGAGAGAATGATGTGCAAGCAAGGTTTGACTATATTCAGCAATCCTTCACATCTAAGCGATATGGCAAAGATCGATATATACAAACCCTAAATACGGCATTTGAAGAGCAAGGGGTAGCATTTGAACCGCTTGTAACTGGCAAGAAATATATGTGTGACAAAGTTGGCATAAACACGTTAATAAGGTATAATAAAGATATAATTTCATATGCTGAGATTTTTGGCGGGGAATATTCAATAACGTATGATCAGGAGGTAGATTGGTAATGAGCGAAGATGTAAAGCCTTGGGATATGATTAATGGATCTCCTCGTGCATCTGAAGAAGAAGCAGCGATAAGGTATAATATATGTAAGGGTTGTGAGTTTTTCAGACCCATGACAAAGAGATGTGTTCAATGCGGATGTTTCATGAAATTGAAAACCCAGTTAGCACAAGCAAAATGTCCAAAGGGGAAGTGGTAGCATGGCAAGTATTCCAGAAGAACACAGACTTAAGGTTATACAATATTTTGAAAGAGTTCAAGATCTTTCAAACCGTATGAAGGCAGATATGGCCAATAATGGAGCAACTGTACCTATGATCGCTGCTGCTGATCCAGATATCACACTTATGGCAAATAAGATTGCTTCAGAGCAATTAGGTTTTTCATATTACCCATGGCCATTTACAAATTTAGAACCAACACACTACGAACCAATTGGAGAGCAAAATGGATAGAACAGAAGCAGTAGAACTTATGACAAGTACGGTAGATGAATTTAATCGCTACCAAGCAGAACAGCAAGGAATCGACTCTGAGCAAGTAGAACAGTATATTGCTGCAGCCAGAGAGCAGATGGTTTTTGTTAATGGTATGTTGTATGATACGCTCAAAGCAAATGGAGTGATCAATTGATCCCCGAAACTTTTAGACCTTATTTAATGAATTGCGATATTGAGGCTTGGTCTGATGATACACAAGAAGATATTATTAAACTTGCAGAAGAACGTAAGAATTCTGAAAAATATTGGAGAGATCGTATTTCTCACGAAAACATGTAATGTCAAACCATAAAGATAAGGCTTGGCTTGAAAAACAATATGTTGACAACAATAAATCTATTGACGACTTAGCCAAGATGTGCAATGTTGATCGAAAAATTATTATTCAAGCGTTAAACGATTTTCAGATATATAGGTCTTATAAAACCGATAAACATCCTAAGCGATGGTAGGCTTACCCTCACGAATAAATTGACCAATAGCATGAGCAAGATCATGATCGATATCATGGAACTCTAACTCTACTTCGTTGGCAATCTGTGTTCTCAAACCAGCAGATAGTTTCTCTACGATGATGATTGCTTGTTGTTCTGTTGTTAGTTCATTGTCTGACATTATTGATCCCCCTCGGATTTACGACCTATGTCTAGCCAGAAGATTTCTCTGCCCATAGCGTCTGTTTCTGGAATAGCCTTTGACTCCCGCTGACAAGTACATCCTGAGCAGCAGGTTTCTGAAAATAATTTTACAGCCAGGTTCTCTGGTTCTGGGAAGTCCCAGGCATTTTCTAGATTGTCTAAAATTCCCATGGATCCATTTTACCACAAATCTGAAAATCTTGTTCAGATGTATGATACGTATAATTAAAAAATAAAAAGAAAAAAGATAGTGCGCCCATAATAGATGCACTACCTTAATTGATCTTATTTATTTTTTAGTACCAGTACCCTGTATCCAACCAGAGTGTATGCCCACCAATGGTGCATCAATACACACGGCTGTGCCCTGATGTAGTGTAGCCTTATACAATTCAATGAACTCTAATAGATGTTCTTTAGTATTGAATTTCATCTCTTTAGTAGTACCTGATGTACTTGTTAATGTTGCTTTAATCATTTATTTATCTGCTTTCTTTTGTGATAGATACCCTGCTATATTTTGATATGTAATATATGCTACATATAGGCATACTGTAATAAATATAATTCTCATTTGTTATTCTCCTTAGTACATTTGCATGAGTTAATTGTTATTGTGTTATCCGCATGGATAACTGTGGCGAGTGTATCGCATGAGTCGCATATATAGATAATCATTTATTTACCTACCTTAGATAGAGCCATGTATCGCTCAACGATAACCTTAGCCTTATCGAAACCATACTTATTGTTTAGTATGGCGCATTGGCGTAATGTCAATGCATAGTTAGTAGGGTTATTGATAGATAGTGCAGATGAGCCAAACTCTTCTGCTATTTCGTTATATATAGTGTTCATTTGATGAACCTTTCTTTTAATTCGGCTAAACCTTTTAACCTTTTTGCTGACCTAGGTTATTTGCTCTTATTTGCTACGCTCACCCTATTGCTAGGTTTATTTGGTAGGCTCAGAGGCTCACTAGGATTTTTCCTTATTTAATTTTTCTTACTATGTAAGTTTAGCAGATAATGTCAAAAATATCAAGTTACTTTCTAGTATTCTCAGATATTGAGACGCTCACGCTATGTGATTTAGGTCACTTATTTGCTACGCTCATTCGAACAGTTGTTCGACTTATTTGGTAGGCTCATTAACCTTTTTAACACTATTTAATTTTCTTATACTAGAAGTATAGCAAAGAAATGTCAAAAAGTCAAGACGACACGCCGTATCTAGTATGTGATTCGCATCACACGGCCCGATCCTCGGGGTTATCCACATGATACACATCACACCCCTAATTCACGCTCAAGTTATCCACATGATGTAAGTCACAATCCCTTTTGTCCGTAATGTCCGTATTGTACCCCCCTAAATGTCAGACCCCCCTGCTATACTTACAGTATAAAGAAAGTCAATCAAGGTGATTGAACTAGAAAGGAATTCAAATGAATTCAAATGTAATAATCGAAGTATGTAAAACACATACACCTAATAAATCTGCTAAGTCATTTCATAATGATGTATGCTACACATTCTGCGAAGTATGTGAAAACAATATAGAGTCATGGTATATGGACTATGACTCTGACCGCTTAAGCGGTTGGTCAGATTGGATGGTTTCCAAATAATGACTAATAGAATATTTGAGCCTATGGCTACAGTAAATAACTACCCTACAGGGTACATGAATTTATGCCCTTGCGGTCAGGTAGTTAAAGCACCTGCTCTCTACCATGAGGGATTTACTTGGTGGGAAAATCCTAACAAGTGTAAAGAATTATTTGAAGGAGTTAAATAATGTCATACATGAAACAACTAATTGACACAGTTCTTAACTGTGAAATCTGCGGAGGTGAGGGAATTACTGACGCATGGGTTTCACAAGATGGAGACTTTGATTTTGAGTGGTGCGATTGCAACCCTCATCATGTAAGCATGGAGGTGTTTGCGTAATGCCAGTTTTTGAATTTACAACTTTTATTGACATCGTTGCTGATAACTATGATGAAGCAATTAACGAATTTGATTTTAAATTAAAACACGGAAACATAGATAGAAGCACTGTCTATGTTGCAGAGATTGAGGAAAAATAAAAATGAATTCTTTTTATCAAACTTTTTTCGTAAGTGGTAACGCATTGTTTTGGTTTTCAATGATCTGTTTAACTTGGGGATTTATTTTATTCGTAAAAGAGTAAAAAAATCCTCGGGCGATTTTGTGGTGTAAATCACATTGAAAATGTCCGTTTTGTGCGTGTCTAAATTTGACTTTTGGGCTTATCTATGCTATACTTCTCGTATAAAGAAAATTGAGAAAGGTTCTCAAATTGAAAGGAGTCCAAATGGACTATAACGAATACTATGATGAAATTTATCTAGAAATCTATGAGGAGTTTGGCGCTGAAAGCGTATCAGACCCAGCCTACGCTGAATCTCTAAAAAAGTGATGTAAATCACACAACGCCTACGGCGTGTCGCCTTGACTTTTCAGGGTATGTGTGATAGTCTTACTACATAAGAAAAACTAAATAAAGGACAAATTGGCTAATGAGCCTAAGCAAATAAATGTGACTAGTATCACAGTGAGCCTTAGCAAATAAGTAGCCAAAATGTCAGCCCCTAATGGTAAGATAGTCTTATCACTAAAAACGAAAGGAAGTCTAAAAATGACTTACACTATAACACTAGAAACCTTTAATGGTTCTACAAAAAAAATCGCTCTACCTTCTAAAGGTGCGGTTGCTCAATTCATAAACACTTACGCAGACCAACTGCCTGTTGGTGTTTCTGTTAAAATGTCTTGCGACGCTCTTAGCGTTCGTGGAACAATTAGAGGAAAGGCGGTTCTGTAATGGGATACATTGAAATCTTTCGCCTTAATGAACAGGGTGCTGGTTGGGTTGATTTATCTGAGGCTACCCCTCAAGAATTACTAGACATTGAAATTGGTTTATTTCAGGAAGGTGCTATCTAATGAAAACTTGTGCAGTAATGAATTGCGAAAATACTAACTTAGTTTATTCAGGCGTAGACGCTTTTATGCTGGGTGGAATACCAACAGAAAAGTTTTGCTATGTTTGTGCAACTGCTTACTTAATGATTTCAGAAAGTTTGGTGTCTGCCTAATGATGACACGAAAAGACTACATTGCTACTGCTGAAATCCTTAGCAACTATTTTGCTACATCTATTTTTGATGAGCAAGGAGAAATGCTATTTGCTGATTTGGTAGATGAATTTTCTTTAATGTTTGAAACTGATAACCCAAGATTTGACGCAACTAAATTTGCGCTTGCTTGCTATAAAGAATTGGAGATGAGTAAATGATTTTAGATACTGGAACACTAATCGCAATTGTAATTGCACTTGTGGGGTCTTTAACAATGATGTGTTTATTTTGGAAACAAAATATTGAACAGCATAAAGAAATTCGCAGACTACAAATTGCATTAAGGGCAACACGAACTAAATCCCAGAAGTCCTAACGCAAAAAATCCTGAGCAAGATCTAAAACTGCTCAAAATTTTCCTCGGCGCTGTCGGGCGTGTCGCTTTTGTTTACGTACTGTGTGATTTTTCTCACATCCTTTGAGCGTCTCATTATTTAAGATTACTGGCTAGTAAGTTGATATTTTTAGAGTAATCAGATAGACTTACAGAGTAAGAAAAAATAAATAAAGAAAGTCTATTTACCTACGGCGTGTCTAACCGAAAATGTCAGTCCCCTATGGTAGGATAGAATTATCAACAAAAAGAAAGAGGTTGCCTAATGGCTACTAAACTATACACAATACCAGACCTACTAATTGGTCAAAACTATCGCTCACGCACTCGCCACTTTGAGGGCGTAATTGTATCAGCCCAACCTGCTCACCCAGCAATTTGGTATGGAGAAAATACAGAAGCCTATCTAGTAGAAATAAATACTCGTGGCTTGCGAAATAAGTATGCGACTGTCGCAGTAAAGGTTGGTGAATAATAATGGGAAAGATGAAAGAGTTATACTCAGAAATAATTTCTTGCGACCTATGCTTTGGCACAGGTTGGCTATTCTTTGGAAATGGTATAGACTATGATACAGAGAATTGCGATTGTAACCCTCACCAATTATTTATCACTAAGGAGAACGACTAATGGAAAATGAATACCTATACGCAGTAACAGTATCGTATGACAGCAAGCCCGTACATTGGACAGGGCGTTACTCAGACGCACTATCCGCAGTTAATACTTTTAACAGTTTTGAGGATTGGGGATTTGCTGAT